AGATCCCGTTGACATTGGAGACGTAAGAAGTTGGCTGGGGTGTGTTGGTCCCCTGAATGACAATCGTCTGGCCCGTACCCGACAGGCTGATATTCGTCCCCGCCTGCAGAACGACATTCGTCCCGCTGACCGTACTCGCGCCCAGCACGTTCCCCGACAGCGTGTAGTACTGATTGTGTGCCGAGTTCCAATCACTCGGACGCACGATGCTCGTGATCGTGCCATCAGGTACGGGGTTGGTGAAGATGTGCGATATGGCCATGGGGCATTATATCCTTAACCAAGCGGAAGTGCCTGACGGAGGTAGGTAAAACGCGAACGCAACAGTCGCGTAGTTATTCTGAGATCCGCTCCACGTCCACGTTATAGTCTCATCCCCTGCCGTACCGGCGTCAAGAATGACTGCACTCGCGGAAGAATGTCCGCCTTGAAACAGTGTCTCATTAGCACCCGCAAGGGAACCCGAAGCAGTTACCTCCGGTTCGTCGGAAATCGAGGAAAAGACGGCTGTATTATCTCTAAACGTGGTTAATGTATATGAAGCTAGGTTACCGTTATCACCTTGGGTTCGCACTGCGGGAAGATTATCCAAAATAGGTCTAATACCACCCGTATCTAACTCAAAGAAATCAATCCCGCTATCATTCGCTGGACTGGTTAAAGTTACAGTCATCACAGCAGAAGAAGGTGCTATAGCCCACCAAGCCCGAATTGAAGAGTTAGACGTTGTAGAATCCTGCACCGCTATAATTTGCGTCCACGTTGTAGACGGAGAAGAAGAAATAGTCGGCGAACCCAAAGTCGAAGACTGAACAAAAACAACCAAAAAATTATTGGCTGTGACAGAACCATCCGTGGTCAACGTAGATGTTGTACCGCCCGTATACGCAGATTTTTTCTGGACAAACGTGAAGGGCATCTATACCCCCGTCCATCCAATAGGGATGTCGTAATACGGCTCGATTGCTGCAGCAACGACTGCATATGTATTAGCTGCACCCCGAGTATAGGACACTGTCAGGTTAGTCGCGTTGTAGCTAGTGGCATGAGTCGCGCTACCTGTACTTGTTGGAGCAAGGATAGCGACTTGGTTTGCACCGGGAGTAAGTGTTGCTGAAGCACCTGAATCAGTAAGACCTATTAGAGCCAAAGAACCCGCATCAGCTATCAACGTATATGAAAGTGTAAGTGCAGAGGTGCCACCTGCATCGCGGGGACTAGCACAAGGAAGCTGTTTTGCGCCTGAACAAGACAAAACAGAGAGTGCGGCATCAACGCTAGCAACTGCCCATGAAACCGTATACGTACCGCTGGTTGAAGGGAGATTCACATCGTTCCATTCAAAAAGCGAAGTACGTATTGTGCTACCTCCAGTCACGGTATCTACCAGTACCCCACTTACACCGTTTAAGGTTGGTACGGTTGTCTGTGTCGGGCTTCGCTCTTCGGTAATGAAAACAACAACCTTGCGGTTATTCCCCGCGCCATCCGTGATGACGATATCGCACGTAATCGGATTAGTTGTATCCGTTGTTTGGTTAGCTGTTGTGATGTTTGTGATGGGCATCAGAGAAGCCTCAACCACCCTACAGACAAAATAGACGCGGTATAAAGCGAAGGGCCTATATCCGTCGTTGTCCCGGAGCGGGTATTACCCGCGATGTCTGTTGTAGGGACATTTGCGTCACTAGCGGGGCCGATACCAGCACCGATTAATGAACTACCGGCCTTCAGATTAAAATCAAAGTTTGCGTAATCCACAAACTGATCGGCCCATGTCAGGCCGTTAATGTTCCCCGTGCCCGACTCAACATCATCAGACGCGGAATACGAGACCGTAGAGCTTAGAAAATCGTCCGTGTTTTGAAATGAAACGCAATTTACTGCCGCTGTTGCTGCGTAGGAAATACCCTGATCTGCGTTATACGCGAGGCAATTATACGCGCGCCTAGTTCCACCTGACGTAGGAAAAGATATCCCGTGTCGATTGCCGCCGGCACTGCTTAACTTGATACCTATTGTGTTATTCACAATAGCGGTAGCGGTTGATGCCACACCCATCCGCACCCCGTATCCGGTAGCTGTACCAGATGCGCAACCAATTCGCGCTATGCACGAATCGACAGTATAGGTAAACGTGCCAGTTGTATTAAATCTAATAGCGTAGGGGCCGCTGGTGTTTGTGCCGTCGTTTTGAACTTGTAAGTTTTTTAATGTTACTGGACCAATGTTATACGTTACATATAAACCTTCGAGAGCCGCCCCAGCATATTCGATGCGATACTTTGTAGTGTCCCACTTGGGCCCTGCAACATTTCCCTGTACTGTTATAGATGCGGCAAGCAACGAAGGACTAAATAAAGCCCTTGCCGTGTCGGCGGCAACACCTTGACAATATATAGTTATATCGTCCGTTTCAGCTTGAACAGTGGTATTTCCCACTGCATTACCAAGCGTATTAAACCGGTCGCTATTTGCCGGCCACGTTGAAGATGTATGGACCGGTGTACCGGGAGTAGCGGTGCCGTTGTCGGTGTCAACAAATATGTATTTCATGGATTACCCAACTGTCCATGAAAAAGACGGCCCCGGGGAGGGGCCGTGAACTACCACCAAGGGTCAGCCATAAACAACGGTCGCGGTACAGTTGGTCAGGGTGCCGTGTACGTCCGTGCCGAAAAGGATCCCCTCTCCGGGGATAAGCACGTTTGCAATGGTAGCAGCGGCTGGCGTGTCAACCTGTAGGAGGGTAACGCCGGAAGCACCCCCATCCCGAAGTACGACACTACCAGCCGTCGCCGTGCAAGCGATGACTACGCTTTTGACCCGCACACGAGCACTGACCGCCGTTCCTGTAGCCGACAGATACGCACTTTTGACATCAGTTTGCATCGTCATCGGAACGTCTCCGGATCAGTTATTACGGGCCAGTGAAGCTGGTCGGGTAGATCGAACCATCCGGCTGACGAACGATGTAAGCGATGTTGGCCGTAATAGCGCCCGTACCGCCACCACCGTTGGACTGCGTAAACGAAATAATCGCGTCCGTAGGACCGACGTTAGCCACCAGATCCGGGCGAACTGAACCCAGAGCGATTGTAGCTACGCCCGTAGCGCCTGCGGCAGGGGACGAAATTACCGTCGCTCCCGTGATTGCCGTGCCATTCACAAAAAACGTAAACGTCGGGTTAGTGGTCGTATACGCCGTAGTGATAATAAGCTGGATGTCCCAGATAGCGGAACCTGCCGGAAGCACTGCAAGCTGTGTCTGGGCAGTAGTATCGGTGTAGGCGATGTTCTTGAACTGAGCCACCGGGGTAGCCCCCAGATTGCGGATCGTCCCAGCGGTGGTGCCGGTGGTGTTGCGTACCGTGCCAAGCAGCCACGGCCCAAGATGAGTTGCAAGTCCCATGAAAGAGTCCTCATGCACGAGTCGCTACGTCATCTGTGCATCGTCCCTCTAGGCAGGGCTGACGTAGCTGAAAAAGCCTAGAACCTGTCCGCTATATACCCGTAACCAGCAAAGGCGTCAAGGAGTGGTGGGAAGAAGCAGCTTGTTCGACTTAGCCAAGTTTTCTTCGCGGGTTATAATACGTAAGTTCCACGGAACGTGCAGACCGCAAACGATGTCAGACCGCAAAGGAACAATGTGATCTACTACGTATTGTTCTCCGGTTATCTTGGTCATTGTTATAGCGGTTTGATATATCTGGCGGATCTCTGTTTTTTGTCTGCGTGACAGCCACGGCGGTGCGGCTTCCCGATGCCTCCGACGACGAGCTTTCGTATCAGCCCGTATTTTGACTAAATTATTTTGTTTCCAGTTATTTCTGTACTCACGTAACTGGGCTGCAGGGCGTGTAGTAGCTCTCTGTATTACAGCACTACGATTAGCCGTGTACCAAGCGTTTTTACGGTCTTTAACCGTTTCCATACGGTTGTAGGCAAAAAAATAATCACGACGTTTTTCATTATTACTTTGCCATTCGACCTTTAAGCACTCAATACAAGCACCTTTCGTTTTTCTGGGGGCTATGTGGCCGTGTTTACATGGGGTTCCCGTGAAGTAATGAGCAGCGCCGATTGCCTTAGCTTCAGCACGGGTTTTGGGAAGATCTGCGAAATCCATAAAACGCTCCTGTAGACTTAGTTACAGGTAACGTATCTGGGCGGAAGTAAGAAGTCAAGACAAAAAGAAAGGGGCCCGAAGGCCCCTTTCAAGTCGCGTAAGTGCTTGATTTATCAGGTGGAACCTGACGAACCAAAGACTCCAAGCGGGTCCGACCAGCCAAAGCTGTAACGCTCGCGGCTCTTGTAACGGACATTTCCCGTGTCAAAATCACCATCCATTGAGTTTTGCAGCGGGGTACGGACGAAGTGCTTCAGGCCATTCGGTACATCCGTCAGGAGGAACCAAGCATTGGTGTCCGTCAGGAAGTGGTTGACCTTGTAGCCTTCCGGGATCGAGCCCATGGCCTTGAGGGCGTTGATGTCGTTGTCGGTCGTCCCAACACGGAGTTCCGTATCGAGCAGACGCTTGGCAACGAACATCAGTGCCGGGGGCACGACGAGCTTGCGGGGCTTGGCGGCGATAAGCAGGTTACGCTCATCCGTCCAAGCTGCGATCTGAATGACTGCCGCCTCAAGGGAGGTTTCGTTCAGGTCAGCCTGCGTGGTGAACGTGTTGCTGTTGACGCCGCCGGAGACGATGGGGTGTGCGGTCGAGAACAGAGCGACACCGTCACCGCCGGGATTGGCGGCGCTGAAGCCGTTGTTCAGGATCGACGCCGCCTTCACCTGCTTGGTGTACGCCATTGCCCGGGCGAGAGCCTTGGTGTAGCGCTTGCTGAGAGAATCATAGAGGTTGTCCTCTACGGCCTCTTCAGTGATGCTGAAGCCAAGAGCAATCGTCTCGTGGTTGTAACGGGCGGTCCATGCTTCCTGCGCATTGTCATACGCAATTGCAGAACCTTCCGCCTTGACCGGAGCAGCCGAGAAACCCGACAGCTTGGTCTCCTCTTCAAAGGAACGCTCGGAGGTTTCTACTTCGTAGATCTCCTTGTGCTCTTCTCCGTAGGTGTTGTACTCCATGCCGAACAGAGCGTTCAGGCCGGGGAGCAGTTCTTTCAGTAGTTGTGCGCGTGAAATAGCCATGTGTCACTGCTCCTTTAAGCGGTGGCGCTGCTGTAGTAGCCATGGATCAGCAGGTTCACCTTGACCAGAATCTCCGGGTAGACCGTGAAAATAATGGTCGAGGACGCAGGGATGTTAGTACCCGCACCTGCCAACGTGGGCTGAGCGTTGATCGTAATGGACGTAGCACCCGCCGAAGCAGCCGCAGTTACAAACGAGCCAGTATCAATTACCTGACCATTTGCAGCGAGGTAACCCACGCTCGTACCAATCGGAATCGCCGCCGACAGACCCGAGCCCGTCAGAGTGATCGTCGTAGTGGCCGAAGAGCCCGTACCCGTAGCCGCGTATGCCGTATCCTCAACCACGCCGACGCAACGAACCGGAAGGATCGTGCTAACCGGAGTAGCCGTGGGAGCCAGTACTGCGTTACGGGAGTTACCCGTCATAGTCTGACCAGCGAGGTCTACGTTGTTTACCATCGACAGGTTGGTGCCAACCAGTGCTTTCGCGCCGGAAGCAACGACCGTAGTTGCCGAGCAAACAACCGCTTTGAACACCGTATCAGGGTCATCGCAGACAACAGCCATTGCATCGCCAGCCAGCGTGCCCGAGGGCCAGTACTGCGAGAACTGCTTCTGCTTGGTGGTCGGGTTGGTGAACGAGCAGCCGAGGAATACCCCGGTTACTTGGTTTACGCCCGTGCCGGTGGATACTGCTGCACGAGTCGCAAAACCGCGAGCGAGTACCACAAAGTCGCCGTAATAAATGTTGGCGTTGTAGCCGTACTGGATGGGAATCATCCGAGTAGAGCCAGAGAACACCTGCCCGCCGATCAGGTTGATCGGCTTCAGGCCGTAAGGCCCGTCAAGCGCCGGATAAGCCATTTCAGACTCCTATTAAGATCGAGTTCCGCGTCCAAATGACGTTGTGCTGCGTTTCTCGTTAAAGAGCGGCATACGCTCGTCATTCGTTCGCATGAAGTTGTTGTCCACAGCCTCCATCTGAGATTGTGCTTGGCGAGCGTAGTAATCCGCCCGTTGCTGCAGCATCTCTTCCGGGGCCTTACACAACAGCAGTCCACCAATTTCAATGTTGTCCTTGAAACGGGCGTTGCCGTTGGGATCCGAATACATCATCAGTTCAGGTACATCAGAAGCCTTTACAGGCTCCCATCCTTCCCGCATCTTCGCGGACGCATTTGTTGGGTCAATCTGACCCATCAGGGTGGTCCGAATCCATCTAAACACCCAGCCCGGTTGCGGATTCGGGCTTGGAAGTGTCTCCGGGGGAGCCCACGCTCGTTTGCGTTGTTCCCGATTCTCCAGTTCTCGTGCCAGACGACTCTCAGCCATTTTGGTTCTCCAGTTTCATCAATTCTCGTGCATACGCTTCGTTAGTCAGGCCAAGCCTCTTGGCCAGAGCAACTTGCGATGGTGTCAGGCGGACCTGACGCGGCGCGGTACTCCGCGTAGCTGGAGCAACCACCGTAGTGGCCTGCTTCCGAGAGGAGGTTCTCGACCTCCGCTCTTCTTCATCGTCTTCAAAGCGCTCAGGAAAACGTCTCCTGATCGTTTCATCAACACGCCGGTAGTAATCGTCGCTGCGCGGATCGACTCCCGAACGGACCAATTTTTCGTGCAAGCCCAGAGCGAGGGCGGTCATTTCCTCGTCAACACCGAACCATTCGTTCTTTTGTCGCCATGCTTCTGCCTTTTGATCGACAGGCACGCGAGGTGCTGGTGCTTGTTGTGGCGTTTGTACACCTGATTCCTCTTCTTGTAAAGAGGGAGAAAATAATTGAACTTCTTTCAGCTTCAATTTGGCGTCAGTCAAAGCCTCCTGCGCATTCGCAATAAGCTCTGCATCACCCGTCTCGTAAGCCTGCTTCAGTTTCTCTTTGGCAGAGCCAATTTCATTCTGAGCGGAACGAGCGATTTCCTGTGCAAGATATTTCTCGCCAGTACCCGCCCGTTTGCGGAGACTTTGATTTTCCTGATAAGCCTGCTCGGCGAAGCGAATAGCCTCTTCCCGTTCCCGGAGCGCCGCCTCTTTGGCCCGACGCTCGTCATGCCAGACTTTCTTCATCTGGCTGAGACGCTTCTTCACCTTCTCGGAGTATTCCTCCAGATCGTCGCTCTCAAGCTCCTCAACGACATTCTGAGGGAGAGGTTTGCGACCCCGATCCTCCGGTGGCGTGTCATCCACCAGTTCGACCTCGATATCGCTTTCCTCGATATCGTTCTTCGTCGGATCAACCTCATCAGGAAACTTAAACTCTTCGTATGCCATGTGTGTGCTCCTTATGCGCGGTAAAGCCCGCGTGGGTCGTCAACGACAGCCTCGACGGTGTCGTCATTGATGATGCGCCACTCCGTCCCGTGAATCTTGACCCGCGTACCGGAGTACGCCCTCACGAGCACAAAGTCACCCACCTTGCACCACGGTCCCGTAGGGAACCGCTCGGTGTCCTTGTATGCCATGTCGCCCATCTTGGCGACAAATAGCACCAGCGTTGTCTGCTCCTCGACCCGCATGGTCTCGTTGGCCTTGATAAGGCCCGTCTCGCCGTAGGTCTCCTCGACCTTTGGCACCATGCAGAGCAGGCGATAGCCTTTCGGATCGGGCAATTGCTTTGCCTTCTCCTCGGCCTCCTGCTGCGTCTTCTCGACGTTTACATCACTCATCTGCGCCCTCCTCTAGGCGTTTTGCAAGGTCAGCTATGATCTGCTGTGAAAGAGTGATGCCTTGAATCACCCCGCAGAGTCTCTGGTACTCTGAAAAATCCTTCACATTCCCGCGAGCAACATGCTCGGTGATGGTGCTGCACTGTTCATCCAACTTGCCGAGCAAGTAGGCGACAGCGGATTGTTGGCTCATTTACCCTCCTTCTTGGGTTTAGCCTGTGGTTGTTTCTGCTGTGCGGCGCGTTGCCGTTCTTGGGACTGCATCTGCCGAATGCTCTGCTCGTCCCGCTGCTCCCGGTCCTGTGCCCGGTGCATGTGTTCAATCCCCGTGCGGAAGCCCTCAAGCTCGTGCTTGGACATGTCCAACTCACCGCGCATCTCAAGCTCTTTCTCGCGAAGCTCCAACTCATCCTGACGTGCTGCCGAGTCGAGGATGTCTTTAGTCTGCTTGCGCTCGGACTCCGCTTCCGCCTGACGCTCACGCATCTCCAATTCACGGGCCTTCAGGTCAAGCTCCTGCATCCGCACCTGCTGCTGCATCTGAAGCTCTTGCATCTTCATCTGCTGCTCAAGCTGGACCTGCTGTGCCTTGAGGTCGGCCAGTTGCTTCTTGATCTGGAGGTCCATCTGCTGCATCTGGATGAGCGGATCCTGCATCTGCTGCTGCGCTTGCTGCATCTGCATCTCAGCCTGATCCTTCTGCAGAAGCCGCCCTGCGGCTTGCGAGGCAAGCTGCGAAAGCTGTACCTCGATCTCAGGCGGCAAGTGCCCCAACTCCTTGTCGTCCCCACTGAAGTCGGGCGGGGGCGGGAGGCTTGCGCCGAGTTGTTTCTCCAACTCCTTCCGATACTGGAAGGACACATGCTCCATGATGTGTTCGCTTGCAGCAGCCATGATGGCTTGTGCGTTGGGGTTCTGCCCGACAACCGCCGCAATCTTCGGATCCTGCATCGCAGCCATGTGGACAGCCAGATGCGCCTCGTGGTCCTGATAGAGGAACGCCTTGACCGGCTTCTGGCGCATGATCGCCATGTTCTCCGACACGGGGTCGAGTGGCTTCATGTCATCTTCATCCGGGATGAGCTTGGCGGCGTTCTTCACCCCCAAGACCTCGATCATCTGCCGGTGGAGCGCCGGGAGGTCGTAGATATCAGGTGCCGTCTGGGCCAACTGCATCACCGCCTGATACTGCACAACCCGCTGGGCAAGCGTGGAGGAGTTGGGGTCCGAGACCGGGATGACATCGACTTGGTCATAGTCGGACTTCTTGGCCGCCGCATCTCCCACGTCCGGCTCGTAGTTGTAACTGTCCGGAGCCGTATCCCGGATGATCGCTGCAAGGAGCTTGAACTCCTGCTTCATCGCGTAGTGGATCCGCGCCTGCACGGCACTCATCACCTTCAACGCCCGCTCCAGCACGGCGAGCGTGGTGCCCACCGGAGCCTGTGCCGACATATCCGAGATCTTGAGATCGCCCGCCGCCGCGAACTGCTTGCCCTCAACCACGATGCGGTCCATCAGTGCCGCAAGGGTCTGGCTAGGCTCTTTATAAGGAAGGGGCAGGATGTTGTCCCGGATAGACCCCGACGGGAGGTCCACATCACGGAACTCGCCCGGTGCGATGGGCGTGTCATCTCCCTTGATCCGAAGCCCTCGGCTCTTCAACCCCCCGGGGAGGTTAGACAGCGTGCCCGCATCAACAAGCTGGCGCAGCAGCGACGTGGCTGCCTGCGTATGTCCCCCGATCAGGTGGATCAGGCCGAAGTAGTAGAACCCGAAGCCGGGGATGTATCCGTAGTGGACGAAGTGCTGTCGGCGGTGCTTGAGTCGGTCGTCGGGGAGCCAGTTGCGTCGGATGGCAAGGACGGTGCCGGTTCCTTTTTCAATCGTGACGATGTACGGGAGCGCGATGCCGGTCGGGGCACCCTTCTTATCCTTATCCTCATAACCCTCCAAGTCCATATCAACGTGCATTTCAAGAATCTGGAACCGGTCATCCGAAGATGCCGAGAAGCCTTGGTCCTGTGCCTTCTGCTTCTCTACCTCGTCCAGCACATGCTGCGGCTCGCCAAGGTCCACATCACGGTAGAACCCGGCCACCTGAAGCTTGCGTAGCTCGTTCTTTGTCTTCCTCATGCGGTGCGTCACACGCTCCGCCGACTCAAGGCTCGCCGCCCCGTAGGGCACCACGATGTCCTCAGCACTGATGAACATCGCCGTCTGGCGGTCAAGGGAAGGGTCGAAATAGATCTTCTTGAAGGCGTTACCCGAGAGGGCTACCGCGAGCAGCATCCGCTCATGCTCCGGGCGATACTCCTGCATCACCTCGGTCAACTGGTAGTTCATATCCTCTTCGACGCGCTTGGCAGCGGCGAGCTTCTCCGGGGTCTCCCTGCCAATGATCCGCGTCCTGACCGGCCCGCCTGCGGGGAAGGTCTCCATGATGGTCTCGGACTGGAACTTGATCGCCGACTCCATCAGGAGCGGATGGAAGACGCCACACGCGCCACTCCACGGCTCGCTTCGCTCCTCATACTTGAGGCCAAGAAGCTTCAACCCCTTCACGTACGTGTCCAGCCACTCTTTGCGGCTCTGGAGATCTGCGTCATAATCGCCCAGCAACTCGCCTGAGATCTCCGCAAGGTGGGACTCCGCCATCTCCTCGGCGAGGTTGGCCTCAAACTCCCCCTCATAGTCTGACTTCTCCATGTGCATGGAGAACCCCGGCATGGAGATACTCATCTCCTCCGGGTCAACCACTTCGATCTCAATTGGCTCTTCATCCAACGCACCAAGACCCATGGGTGCGCCGTAGAGTGCTTTGTCGATGGCCATTCAAATCTCCTAGCGCCGCTTCAACGTCGCCCTGTTCGTTTCGGGATTATAGGTGTATCGCCCAGCAGGTTTGCCACTGTATTTGGCCGCACGGTCTTTGGCTCGCTCGGCGGCTGTCATATTGTCCCGTTTACGTCCTTCGGGGGTAAGGTTCCCTTTGGCATCGACATGCCCACGTTTTTTCAGGATCTCAAGCGCAGTATCCCTATTCCCCACCTGCGCGGTGAGGCGGTCAATTAACTGCCCACGACCCATATATTTCTGTGTTGCCATCAGTAATACGCCGCACGGCGAGAGCGTGATGATTTAAAATACTGTATGGGCTCAGGCTCGTCTGACGGCAGCGTGATAAAGCCCCCCTGACGGAACCGAAGAAGTGCGAGTGTGGTCGCATCGACCAAGTCATCGTTGCGCCCTGCGGGGAAGTCATTACACTCCTCCATTACTTCTCTCGCCCATCGACGATCCGGTGCCCACACCATACCCGAACGGAAGAGATCCGTCACGGCATTCACCCGGCTGATCTTGTCCTGCCCCTTACCGGGGGTAAACTCGCTCATCGGCACGCCCATCCGCCGCATCTCCTGATAGAGCGCCGCCCCGTTGGACTTCTTCTCCACGATAAAGCTGTCCGGCTCCCACTCTTTATACTCATCCAACACCAACTGCTTCAGGTCCGGGAACTCCATCCGCTCCTTGACCGCATTCAACAGGATGATGTTGTAGGCGTTGGTCTCCTCGTTCATAAACACCCCCCACGTCAGGAGGGCGTTGTAGTCGGCACGGTTGTTGGTCTCCTGTGCGGCGTCGAGGGACATGATGATGAACTCGCACTGGGGCGGTCGGTCCTTCTCCCAGACCTGCCACCACTCCCTCTTTATTAACGCCCCCTCCTCACTGGTCGGCTGCTGCATGTACTGGGCCTGCCAGTACCGGGGGTCCATGCCCGCCTTCTTTGCCATCAACTCGTCAATCGACCAGAAGTCAGGCCAGAGCGGCTTCTCATTCAGAATGGCAGGGAACTCCACCACCTCCCACTGATCGGCGTCATCATTCTTCGTCATGTGGTCGATGATCTGCCCCGTGAGGTCCAGCTTGGACCACCGAGTCATCACCACGATGATCGCGCCTCCCGGCATCAGTCGCTGGATCGGTCCTGATTGGAACCACTCCCATGCGGGGAGGAAGACATCGGGTCTTCCTTGTTTTGCTTCCTGTTCCGAGTGAGGGTCATCAATGATAAAAAGATCGGCACCGCGACCAGCGAGAGCGCCACCAACACCAATAGCAAAATACTCTCCATTAAAATTAGTCCCCCATCGCGAAGCAGATTTACTGTCTGCCTGAAGTTCGACTTGAGGAAATATTTCTTTGTAAGCATCGGCACCCACCAGATTTCGCACGCGACGACCGAATGACACCGCCAAATCGGCAGTGTGCGAGGCCATAATCACCTTCTTTTGCGGGTGATTACCCAAAAACCACGCTGGAGCGAGGTAGGAGATCATTTCTGACTTGCCGTGACGCGGGGCAATGTTGACAATTACGCGCTTTTTGCGCCCGTTCGCCACATCTTCAAAGATTTTGGCAAGGCGACGGTGGTGTGGACCGACCTTGTACCCCGGGTAAACGTGCTGGATGAAGTCGAGAAACGAGGAACGACCTAATTTCTGGTTAACTTGCGTGTGATATTGCTTCAAAAGCTCTGCAACACGCCGTTTTTCCTTGTCTGGCAGCGTAGGAAGTGCTGTTTTCAGCTTTTGGATGTCTTGTGGCGTTAATTTAAGCTGCATCTTCGCTATTTTCGTCGTCGGCGTCGATTATTTCCTCGTCATCCGAGCCAATTACGCGATATTCGATGTTATCCAGCACCGAGAGAAGCTCTTTTTCGACCTCTTCGATGGGCAGGATCTTGTGCGTGACCTCTGAACGGCGCTTGAAGGCGTCGATGCCGTCGATTTCACCCAGTTTTGTCAAAGCACTGATGCGATCCCGGGTTGAACTGGAGTGTTCGACCTCGTAGACCAGCTTATTAATGATGTAGAGCTTGTAGTCCGTAAGCTCGTTGACCAGCATGCAGTTGGTCTGAGCGACCATCCCGGCCAGATACGCCATCGTCTCATTCGGATATTTGCTGAAATCCGGACGCATTTTAGGGTCTTTCAGCATCTCCTTGGCGAGTACTGTCGCTTCTTCTTTAGCTTCTTCTGTTGGCACGATGGGGATGCCTGTCAAATCGGACAGGAGCTTCATCGTCCGCGCTCGCATCGCGACTTCTTCGGCGGGGGTCAGATCGGGCAGGGCTTCTGCCGCTTTAGCAGGGAGAGGAATATCACTATCGATATTGGGGATAATCATTCAGCGTGCGCCTTGGGGCGTTTGTATAACTATATAGCATAAACGGGAGGAGGTAAGGAATCCTACCCGGGGGGTGTTTTTAAAAATGGGGTGGGGATTTGTGTAGATCTTAGCGTAGCGCCGCGCTCGGGGGGACCCGCTGAGATTTTGGGGGGTGCCCGGGGGGTGGGGCTGCGCTGGGTAGCGTTCTGCCACCCTGTCAGAATGGTCTAGAGCTTGACTAAACGAACGACGGCGCTCAATCTGCACTTACCGGATGGCATGTCGCCGCCGGCAATAGTGGAGATACAGTCATGACTAAGTCGAAAGTAGCAACGGCCATGGGCATCCGCACGATGCAGGACTGCGCCATCGCGGTAGATACCGCTGCCACGCTGGAAGGCAGCGCGATCGAGTACCTGAGGACCAAGGGTGTGCTCCCTCGCGGGAACGCGAAGGGTGAGACGGCAGAGGAATACACGTCCTACCTCACGGGCTTCGAGCCCGACAAGGGGCTCGCGGACGAATTCCGTTCGCACCTCGGCGTGATCATGGCCACGCGCCGGGATCGCGAGCACGGGGAGCGCCGCTACGCTCGCACAAAGGACGGAAAGGTCCGGCGTGCGACAGGCAAGGACAAGGACGAAGCCTGCTTTGTCTTGTCCGCTGTGGCCGCGTTCACGCGTGATCAAGAGACGATCACGGCGCTCCCCGGCTCGCGTGGTGACCTCACCACGGAGAAGGGTTTGTGGTGGGCCGAGCGTAAGACGGTGCAGGATGGCGTCGCACAGCGCTTCGGACGGCTGAAGAGTGCGGCGGGTGTCTTCATCGACGCCACGGGCAAGACAACGCGGGGCACTCGCGCATCGAACAAGAGCGTGGGTGAGATCCTCGCCGAGGCGCACGGTCGCGTAATCAAGCGCTGCCGCAGCGAAGGATGCGCACCATGGGAGGAGGTGCAGAAGGTACTCAAGGATGCCGAGCAGCGCATCGCAGCGCTGGTCGATGCACGCAAACTGGACGCGTGACTGACGGGGCGGGCCGCGAGGCTCGCCCCTTTTTTAACCTAGGAGGACTGATATGGACGCAAGAACACAAGGGCAGCTATACGGGCTGCTCGTCTCATGGATCAACTACGGGGTAGACAACGGGGCGGACGAAGAGACTGCCGCCATTGCGTACAGGCTGGCAGTGGAACTCCTCCCGGATAGGGAGGTGGCCGGACCAGAATTGACGGAAGATGAGCGCCGGTTTTTTGAGATCCTCGCCGAGGAAATGCGGCGCGACTGATCTCAACGGGGTGGGGGCCACGCGGCTCCCGCCCCTTTTTTTGGCCCTTTGAAACCAGTTCCCAGCGCGAGCGCGCTCGCCCGCCACCACGCAGCCCACCGCGTACGCCTTGTCTAGCCCAGCCCACTAAGTAGCATTCTGACAGCGTGTCAGAACGGTGCCCATGATGCCAGTTCCTAGCGCGAGCGCGCCCAGCGTGGCCGCTAAATAGTGTTCTGACAGCGTGTCAGAACGAGATGGTTTAGAATATCGAGATTTTAGCTGGTCAGCTCATTTAGTACGGTTAATCGCGTAAGTTTAACCTGTTCCGGACGCATTACCTGACAAACAGGTGCGAGAAGTCGGTATGACCGTACTAATTTAGATTTTGGTTAAAAAACGATCAATTTAGCAAAAACGTGGTACTTTTTGGCAAAAATCCTGTTCCATTAGTAAAGCGCCGTTCCAGAAAATTAAGTGTACTTATGGAACAGGATTAAACTTAACTGTACTCTGCAAGTCGCTAAGTTATTGATTTTCACTTTGTTTCGGGGGTCAACTTTACTAATGAAAAGTGCCGCTTATACTATTTTCGAGTTTTGTTCCGTTGTTCCAGCGTTTTTAGAGGGGGGGAACCCCCGCGCATTTTCGCGAGGTCTTGGAACAAGACTGTACAAATGGCAGCAAGTGTGCAGGGGTCGTCCCCTCTCCAAAATCGCTGGAACAACGGAACAAAACAAAAAAATAAATATAACTTTATATCTTATATATATAGTTACATTTTTCTACTCTAACAAAATCAATCACTTACAAGCCCCCTCATTTTTTCATTAACCCAGTTAGAGACAAACCCTGTTCCATAAGTCCAACTATTTTTCTGGAACGGCCGGAACGGCTGGAACAGCCCTTTACTAATTACCCTTAGTTTTCAATAAAATCAAACACTTACCTCTCCCCTGCCCAAATCCCTGCCCAAATCCCCCTAAATTCTCATTTTTTCGTTGTCTATCTTTCGTACCTAACCTCTTGCAATAAGTACAGTATTGTGAGACAATACGAAACATGGGGAAGCACCTAGTTACCGCTTCTCCTAGATAGCGTTCTGACACGGTGTCAGAACGGAGTAATCATTCAGTAGGAGATACAGTCATGCGATACCTCGCAATCGGCAACAACGCCAAGACCGTGAAGTCAGACCAAGGCGGCGAGTACCTCACCGCGATCATGTACCTCGCCCCCGCCGACACGGTGCCGGGCATCAATCTCTGCCCGATGGCAGAACTTGCCCAGTGCAAGGCTCCCTGCCTGTTCTCCGCAGGACGCGGCGCGTTCGCATCCGTTCAGGATGCCCGGGTTGCCAAGACGATTGAATTCCGCGACGACCGCGAGGCGTTCATGCTTCAGCTTGTGGCAGACATCCGCACGGCACGGCGCAAGGCAAACAGGCTCGGGGTCAAGTTGGCCGTGCGCTTGAATGGCACGTCGGACATTGCATGGGAGAACGTGATGTTCTGGTACGGGGACCGCTACCTGAACCTGATGGAGCTTTTCCCTGATGTGCAATTCTACGACTACACCAAGCTCCCGGGCAGGAAAGTCCCTGCCAACTACCATCTGACCGTGAGCTACTCGGGCGCGAACGCAGCCTATGCGAAGAAGACAAGCAAGACCCCGCACAACATCGCTGTGGTCTTCTCGGGCGCGCTCCCTGCCACCTACCTTGGCAGGCCTGTGATCAATGGGGACAAGGACGACTTGCGCTTCCTCGACCCGGCAGGCGTGGTCGTCGGCCTCACAGCCAAGGGCAAGGCAAAGAAGGACACCTCGGGCTTCGTCATTCGTCTGCAGGAGGTTGCGTGATGAGCATGTCAGAGATCATCCAGAGCTATTACAAGCGTGGTTTCCGCCTCATCCACGAGGCCGAGCATGCGTACGAGGACGGGCATGGTGTGGAGGTAGTGCTCCAGCGTCTTGGCACGCTGGTGTGCATTCGCGAGCCCCTGCAGGGTTACATCATCGTCGAGGAGGACTACGCGTGAGCAGGACATATCACAACCGGAAGGACAACAAAAAGCGGCGTGCGCTCACGCGCAAGCTGCGCAACCGCAAGGAGAAAGTGTAATGGACGCTAAATCTGATGGTTTGGTGTGGTTCGTCAAAGGCGCAGAGGAAGAGGGGTGCTTTACCACAAAAACAGGGGCAGAGGCTTTCGCCCGCATGATGTTTCAAGACGAAGACCCAAGCACTCGCTATGCCCGCATCTACTACCGCAATCTTTGGAAATTGGAAGCATGAGCAAGCACGGGGAACAGGACATGAGCTACAGAGACGTGAACTACAACAAGATCGGCCTTGCACACAACCCGGAGCCGCCCGATCCCGGGCCGAGCGAGGAGGAGCGGATCGAGTACAAGTACAGCCAGATCCGGGACAGCGAGTGGCACATCGACCGGTGCTTTGAGGGTGATGAGAAGCTGGTAGCCCATCTTGCGCGCTTGCTCGCTCACTACCGTGAGCACCCGGGGGGAGACCTGCGCCCCATCGTGGACGCATTGAACGAGTGGCTGGACAGTGAACTGTGGGAGTACGCCAAGATCATCGTGTCTGAGCGTAACAAGCGTGGCGACTATGACTTCTAAGGAGATTGATATGAGCGACTACAACACGACCAAGCACGCGAGCCGCTGCACCTACCTGCAGGACGGGGTCTACCCGCACTGCGACTGTGGCGTGCGTGACCGGGGCATTGAGATGTTCGCCAAGGCGATGGGCGGGATCTCCATCGAGCAGGCAGAAGAGATGCTCTCGACCATCGACAGCGTGATGGGCAGGCTGTTCACCGGCAGGGACAAAGAGGAGGAGGTGTGATGGAGATGAACGCATTCGCTGTCATTTGTATCGCTGTGGGTGGGTTCTTCGTTATCGACGGGGCGCGGGCGCTACTACTGGCGAGGGGGAGGCGGCGCATCACCGACCTGTCCTTCCGTAGCCCCGACCCTGCCTGTATGCGCCTTGGCGAACGGATGGAGCGGCAGGCGGACTACGTGCGCCGAGTCGAGCGGCAGGGGTGAGCGGGCTAGCTCGCTAGCTATCTTTCGTAAACAAATACTGGACATACGAGAGACGATGGCCTACAATGGGAACCATGGCAGTTCGGTCTGGACTGCCAGTTGAGATAGCGTTCTGACACCGTGTCAGAACGAGTGAGATCAAGTAACCAAGTTACACCACAAGTTGGAGATGATCATGGACACAGCAATGACGTTGACTGCACCGGAACACATCACCTCGCTTCGCAGCGCGGCCATACTGGTGTGCGCCAAGGTGACCTCGACCACGGGGTCCAAGACTGACCGGGGCGAGGGGCTCGACCTCGCTGCCCGCCGGGGCGCGGAGAGCAACACCGTGGACGTGGTGAAGAAGCTTTTCGCCCGCTGCACTGAGCACCGTGAGTTGCAGAACGTGCGCCAGACCGTGAACAACGGCATGAAGCGGTTCACGTTCGACTGGGCCGGGGACTGGCGCATGCTGCCCATGTCCCGCTATGCGGAGTTCATGGAGTGGTGGACTGAGGTGGTCAACCTGCACACGCTGCGCAAGCAGGCGTTCATCGAGGCGTACCCCTCCATCCGGGCAGACGCAGCGTTCAGCTTGGGCGATCTGTTTGAGGAGGCGGACTTCCCCCCGGTGGAGCATGTGGCTGCCAAGTTCACGATCAACCTGTACAAGCAGGACGTGCCGACCGGGGACTTCCGCAATCAGATCGCTGAGGACTTGGCAGATGATCTGCACAAGCACTACGTGATCCAGACCCGGGAGTTGGTGCAGTCCATCGTGGACGAGCAGATGGCGCAGTTCGTCTCGGTCATGCAGTCCATCGTGCACTGCTGCGGGTACGACACCAAGGAGAACAAGCAGGGCGAGACAGTCATCGTGCGCCGTCGCCTGCACGAGGGGACACTGCAGCGTGCGTTGGAGATGTGCGAGACCTTCCGGCGGTTCAACCCGGCAGGGTCCAGCGAGTTGGAGGCTGTGCGCGGTGAGTTGGAGCAGGTGCTGCGCTCGGTGGACAACATCGACACGCTGCGTGAGTCGGAGACCTTGCGCGCTCGGGTGAGCGGCGAGGTGGGTAGCATCCTCAGCAAGTTCAAGCTCGGTGGCTTGGGGGAGGGGGAGTAACAGAAGGGGGTAACAGGGAATCAAACAGCAATTCATATTTCAGTTATCACAGTTACATCACAGTAGAGGACTACACACATGACGACCAACAACTTCGCGACCAACATTGCCCCGCTCACCATCAGCGAGTGTGCGCGGCTGATCCGTACCGTGGGCGAGCATGTCACGGTGTACATCGAGAGCGAGCCGGGCTGCGGCAAGTCCAGCATCCTCAAGGTCTTGGCCGAGCAGATGGGTGACGCCTACGAGTACGTCTACCTCGACTGCCCGACGCTGGGCGATGGCGACCTCGGGATGAACATCCCCAACCGGGAGACGGGGCAGTTGGAGTTCTTCGTCTCCAGCCTGCTGAAGCTCGACGCGGGCAAGCCCGTGGTCATCATGGCGGACGAGGTGGCCAAGATGAGCAACCTGCTCAAGGTCATCATCACGCGTCTGTTCCTTGAGCGTGCCATCGGTGATCGCGTCCTGCCTGCCGGGAGCATTGTCTTCGCTACGTCCAACCACGGGTCGGACGGCGTGGGCGATACGCTGCAGGCGCACATCGGCAACCGCATCATGCGTGTTGAGATGGCCAAGCCAGATCACAAGTCATGGTGTGCATGGGCCGGTGAGCATGGCGTGAGCGCGCTCACCCGTGCGTGGGTGACGATGAAGCCCAAGGCACTGCACAGCTACCGCCACATCACGGCGGAGGAGTTGCGCGACAACGAGTTCATCTTCAACCCCAGCCGCCCGGTGACTACGTTCGTCTCGCCGCGCTCGCTGGAGAAGGCGGACGTGGTGGTGCGCAACCGTGACATCCTCGGTGACACGGTGACCAAGACGGCGCTCGCGGGTGTCGTCGGTGCTGCAGCAGCCGAGAGCATGGCGATGTTCTTCAAGCTGGAGAAGGACCTGCTCCCCATCTCGGCGATCCTGCGTGACCCGGAGGGCATTACGCTTCCCACGCAGGTGGGTGCGTTGCTCATGACGCTGTTCAACGCAGTCGACGAGTTGGAGACGCAGGACCAACTGGTCAAGTTCATGCGCTTCACGGCGCGGCTCGACAGTGAGGAGTTCCGGGCGGTGTTCTTCACCATGCTCTGCGAGTCCAAGCGTACGGCGCGCATGGCCATGCAGAACGCTGAGGTGAAGGCGTGGTACTTGGCCAACCACAAGCTGGTCTCGTGAGGAGTCAGCCATGGACAAGACCAAGACAGTACTTGTGGAGCGGTTTCCGAGGTGGCCAAAAAGCACGAGGAGGATAGTACTTGTAGAGATCAAGCAGACGTACGGGGTAGAGCGCATCTACCCCCGCAATGCGACGGCGGAACATTTCACAAGTTTAACTGGACAGAAAACGCTGAGCCGGGATACGCTCCGGATCGTGCGTGAGTTGGGCTTTGAAGTGCAGTTAGTTAAACAAGTCATGGAGTTTTGATCATGAGCGCAGCCATCGACATCAAGGCGCAAGCCGAGCTTCGCATCAAGCGGGCACACATCCGCCTGATGCGTCATGAACTGACCTACTACTACAGCGGTGTCATGCTGCTGGGTAACACGGTTGTGGACATGACCACGCCCACGGCATGCACTGACGGGCTCAACGTGTGGTTCGGTGCAGACTTCATCATGTCACTGTCTGAGGCAGAGGTGGCCGGTGTTGTGCTGCACGAGCACCTCCACAAGTTCCTGAAGCACCTGCCCCGCCACCGTGACCTGATGAAGGAGAACGGACGGCTGGCCAATGCAGCCATGGACTACGTGGACAACAGCATCATCAAGGGGATCGAGCGTGCGACCAACGGCACACTGCTGGCGCTCCCTGCGTGCGGGCTGTATGACGAGACGTTCGACAACTGGTCGGTGCGTGAGATCTACAACTTCTTGAACAAGTGTGAGCAGCAGCCCCAAACGGGTGATGACGACAACAGCAGCGACAGCGTCAAGGACGGCAACGGCAAGTCATACCGTGTCTCCACGCAGGACGAGCATGACGTGGACGCAGTCGATGGGATGGACGCTGACCAGATCGAGGAGTTGGGTCAGCAGATCGACGACGCCATCCAGCAGTCAGCCCTGCTCGCCGGGTTGACGGGTGCCAAGCTGCCGCGTGCGATCACTGAGCTTCTGCAGCCAGAGGTTGACTGGGTTGCTGAGTTGCGTGAGTTCATGCAGTCCCATATCAAGGGCAGCAGCGAGCACACATGGCGCAAGTTCAACCGCCGCCGCATCGTGGACGATCTGTATCGCCCGGGTACATACACCGAGCGGATGGGCCGTGTGCTTGTCGCCATCGACACGTCGGGCTCGATCAGCAACCAGCAGTTGGCGCGGTTCGGCGGGGAACTGGCATCAATCTGCGAGCAGTGCCGCCCGGACGAGATGCAGGTGTTGTGGTGGGATACGCAGGTGCATGGTATGCAGCAGTTCGATGAGTCGAGCTACGCCAACATCCGCACCATGCTGAAGCCCATGGGGTTCGGTGGTACTCGGGTCGGTTGTGTCAGTGACTACATCAAGTCCAACAACATCGACGCCGACTGCCTTGTGGTGTTCACAGATGGCTATGTCGAGTCACCGGTCGCGTGGGACATCACGCTGCCGACATTGTGGGTTGTGGTGGGCAACGAGTCATTCGTTCCGCCGCGTGGCGTCAAAGTGAAGTTCAAGTAATCAGTGAGGATACAGTGATGAACGATGCAATGTTTACTGCAGACGTGCCCGAAAGCACTCGGCTCAACCTGATGACCAGCCCGATATGGCGGGCGACACTGGGGGTTTACCAAGCCGTCAAGAATGTCTGTGCTATCTGTGACTTCTTCTGCAGCGATACGACCACGATTCTGGGTGTGACGTTCTGTACGCGCAAGGACCACGCAGTGGTCGGGCGTCTGACGATGAGGTCATCCTTGACCGCCGCATGGCATGACCCGGTTTACGAATTGGAAAGCACGACTTCCCACTACGCTGGCGTGGGACGCAACATACCGAATATGCAGATGCACGCTGAAAGCAAAAAGGCGTCTTACATCATCCGCGCAGCGACCAAGACTACTTCGCGGCGCAGTTCGTTCTTGTCAGCAGCAAAAGGAGCGGAAGAGTACCGTGGTATAGACGCTGCTGTTCGGAACATGGTGGCGACGTTCGCCACTAACAACACGGCAGTTCCAATACCTGAAATGATGACGCCGGACGATATCTATCCGTTGCTTCCGGTTATCTTCGACGGTAAGCCGATTGTCACGCTGCCCCCTGCGCTGGTTAATAAACTGGAGAAGTATCGGGACTACCACAACAGCAGACAGAACAAACGTCAGATGATGAATGAGACGGCGGACCAGATGTTTTCGGGTGAGAAGTGGGTTATCACTTATCTTCCAGATCGGTATCTTGTGGGCGCAGTGGACACCGCCGCCATGGCAGATTATCGCCGTGCATACACGGCATGGCGTATCGACGACAATAAGCGCCGGCCATCCGGATTAGAGCTGACTACGACAGTGCCGTTTCGTTTCTATCGTAAGTTAGAAGATATGGAGCCGGCACTGTACGATAGCTTGATGGCTTCACTGACCATGACACGAGCGTACATCCGCGCACAGGATCCTGCAGTGAAGTTATCGGAGAAGAACGATCTGTTGTTTGAAAAGGATGACCAATACAGAGTGTTCCCGGAAGTGGGCGCTGTGTTGTGGTCGCCCAGTGCTGTTTCTCAAGCCTACTTTTACATGGTGTCGAAATGACTGCGGAAGCAAAGGTTAAGAAGCGGGTGAAGGAAGTTCTCAACGCACTCGGAGCGTACTACGCCATGCCTGCCACGGGTGGGTATGGTTCCTCCGGAGTGCCGGACTTCCTTGTCTGCTACAAAGGAAGATTCATCGGAATCGAATGCAAGGCGGGTAAGGGTAAGACCACCGCCTTGCAGGAGAAGAACCTGCGCCTGATACAGGAGGCAGGAGGCGAAGCGTTCGTAGTGAACGAAGACAATGTAACCACACTGAAGTCCATCATGGAGAGTTTGTATGAGCAAGAGTAAAACGACAAAGACCAGCAAGATCCAGTCGATGCTGAGTCGCGGGATGAAGCCCCGGGCGATTGCCGAGAAGCTGGGTATCCCAGTATCCAGCGTGTATCAAGTGAGCTACCGCATGAAGAACGGCACGCCGAAGCCCAAGGCCAAGCCGAAGGCCAAGCCTGAGCCGGTTGTAGTTGAGGTAGAGAAAGTACAAGAGGTAGACATGGTCAACCATCCCCCGCATTACACGGTCGGCGGAATTGAGACCATCGACTTCATCGAGGCGAAGGGTCTTGGGTATCTGCTTGGCAACGTGGTCAAGTACGTGTCTCGCGCAGCCCACAAGGGTGGCGTCGAGGATCTCAAGAAGGCCAAGTGGTATCTGGAGCGGGCAATCGGATGATCGAGACACTGCTCTGGGTAATCATTGGGGGTGGCGGCGCGCTACTGACTAATTGGTTATTGGGTTGCGCCATCTGCTCGGCCATCGACAAAAAAGAGGAACTGTTGCAGTGGGTACTCTCGTGCCCCCTGCCTTTCTTCGCACACTTCTTTGTACCGAGTGTATGGCCTCTTGTATTACTTTTCTGGCTGATCAATAGGAGAACGGTATGAACACAACGACTGGACCGACGCCCATGCAGATCCGCGTGGGTAAACTGGAAGCACGGGTAGACGTGCTTGAGAGGCAGATTGTTGAAGTGAAGCGTGCCACGCTGGGGGATATCTATGACGAGCCCCCGACTGTGAAGCACGCCTACGCACTCAAGGAGATCTGCCGCGTAGGTAGGCAGTTGGCAGAGGCGACCAAGACTACGCAGCCCAATCTGTCTGGCGAACTACTCAATTGGCTTGATGCGATTGGCGCTAAGTAATGGCCAAGGTGGCACTCGACCGTGCATGTACGGTGTGCGGTGGCAAGGTCTGGTATGTGTATCCAGAAAAGCGCAGTGCGTCACGGTGCGTAGCTTGCGCTCACGAGTATGCCAACATCAGTCACGCTCATCGAAGAGCACTGGTCAAGAAGATTGCAGAGTACGAAGAAGTTCTGGAGATAATCGCCAGCCCGGCGCGTGACCGGGCGGCGGTTCAACAGTTGGCTATCAAAGTATTGGAGAAGTTCAGATGAAGGACATGATCGAACACATCGCAGATCGCCTCGTAAGCGATCACGTGGCGTTGATGGAAGAAAACAAACGACTGCGCGACGCCTTGGAAGAACGAAAACTCGATTACAACCTGCTAGCGGAACAATATCGCGAGTTGTTGAAGAATGAAAACACATAAACAGTTTGATAAACTTGCTGAGCAATGCTATGTAAAAACAGGAAGTGTTCAAACGGATCATTTTGACTATGTAAAGTTCGCCGAGTTGATTGTTCGGGAATGTGCCAAAGTATCCGAACGCACAGGAGCATTAAACGAAGCGGATTTTGAAGGTGAGATGATCGCCGATGCTATTAAAGAACATTTCGGAGTTGATAATGGAATTCTATAAGCGAATGCGAGTGCCTCTTCCCACTTGTGAGAAAGAATTTGTCTGGACTGTAAAGAGGATTAGTGTATGAACGAACGAATTCAAAAACTTGCCGAACAGGCTAATATTACAATTAGAGGACACTATGATGAAACAGGATCAACTCCGCTAGAGTTGGAAAAGTTCGCCGCGCTTGTTGCCGCAGCCGAGCGCGAGGCGTGTGCGGGAATTGCCGAACTGGTAGCCGTTGAGATTGACGATACCAACGGCACCGCAACTTACATCGCCAAAGCCATCCGCGCATGGGGTGACACATGAACGAAGAGTTTGACAAGTGGTGGGACAGTCCAGAAATCAGACACTCAACAAACCCATACAAAGCTGATACGGCGGTGTATTGGTCATACGAAGCGTGGATGTGGAGCGCAAAAGCCGAGCGCGAGGCGTGTGCGCGAATCGCCGAACTGGTAGCGCGGGAGATTGACGACACCAACGGCACTGCAACTTACATTGCCGCCGCCATCCGCGCACGAGGTGACGCATGAACATTCCTCGCGACGAATACGAGATGGAACAAGAAGAGATAGCGAAGGTGTTAGGCGTCCATCGCACACGAGTACAACATCTAGAGAAGAACGCACTAAGAAAGCTACGCAAGCTTTTTGAGGAGCGCGGTATTAAATGGAACGACCTGACAACGGAAACACCGCCATGATTGGCGTTAAACAAGAGGGCAAACCTTGTATCCGTTGCGGCTGCACGCTCCGTTACATCAAGGACAAAGGATGCGTGCAGTGCAGGCAGACAAAGTCGATGTACAGGCAGCGGTCTTACAGAGACGAAACGAAGAACCTTAAAGCTCTGCTTAGTGAAGCTCTGCTGTGTATTAAGTGGGACGAAGAGCCTGAGCTTGTTGGCAAGATCCGTACAGTTGTAGAGAGTGAATCATGAGTGATCTCGCGGGGTACTTCATGGGCGTGGCAGCGGGCGGATTCATCACACTGCTGATGTGTATCATTTTTAGCTTGGAGAACAATGACGATGCCAACGAGTGAGAAGGGGATGGTGTTGTGCAAAGGTGATGACTGCCCCCTGCAGCGCCGTTGCTATCGGGCGAATGCGGAAGAGCAGGAGGGAGATATCTGGTTCCCGCACGGTGCGCCGTACGATCACGAGGAAGGTGTCTGCGTCCACTTCCTTCCGCTTACGAGTATGGGTTGGTAATGATGTTAGTCACGATTGACTTTGAGACCTTCTATTCCAAGGAAGTCTCGCTTACGAAAATGACAACTGAGGAGTACATCAACCACCCGCAGTTCCATGTCATTGGCATGGGCATCAAGTACAACAACGAACCAACCCGGTGGGTCACGGGCGAGAGTGAGATCAACAAAGAACTAGTGTCAGTCAATTGGCAAGAAGCGGCGCTGCTTTGCCACAACACAATGTTCGATGGAGCCATTTTGGCGTGGCGCTTTGGGGTACGGCCAGCGATGTACCTCGATACGCTTTGCATGGCGCGTGCGCTACACGGCGTGAATGTAGGTGGCTCGCTCGCTTCCCTTGTCCAGCGTTACGGGATCGGCGAGAAGGGCACAGAAGTAGTCAACGCGATGGGCAAACGCTACGAGGACTTCAGCCCGGAGGAGCTAGCCCGCTACGGCCAGTACTGTGTGAACGACGTGGACCTTACGTTTGCTCTGCTGGAGAAGCTGGGGCACGGGTTCCCGGAGGATGAGGCGTCTCTGATTGACATGACGATCCGTATGTTTACGGCTCCCGTGTTCTATCTGAACGAGGGGTTACTTATCCATAAGTTAGAAGAGTTGCGGGAACAGAAGCAGCATCTGCTTGGCGAACTGATGGGTGAGCTTGGCTGTCCGGATGAAGAGAGCGTACGTAAGAAGCTCTCCAGTAACCCGCAGTTCGCTGAGATCCTGCGTGAGCGTGGCGTGCTGATACCGATGAAGACCAGCCCAGCAACGGGCAAGGAGACGTACGCTTTTGCCAAGAACGACGAGGGCTTTATCGCACTGACTGAACATGAAGACCCCATCGTGCAGCAACTGTGCGCGGTGCGTCTGGGTACTAAATCGACGCTGGAGGAGTCACGCATCGAGCGGTTCTTGCAGGTGGCGGCACGTAACGGTGGGCTATTGCCTGTCCCGCTGAAGTATTACGGCGCGCACACAGGACGCTGGAGCGGATCGGAGGGGGTCAACTTCCAGAACCTGCCGAGCCGGGACAAGAACAAGAAGGCGCTCAAGAACGCCGTGATCCCACCGCTGGGGCACAAGGTGATCAACTGCGACTCTTCGCAGATCGAAGCGCGTGTACTGGCGTGGCTGGCGGGACAGGAAGATGTGGTACAGCAGTTCCGGGATAAGCGAGACGTGTACTCGGAGTTCGCCAGTAAGGTGTACAGCCGCACGATTACGAAGGCAAACCCGACCGAGCGGTTCGTCGGCAAGACCTGCGTTCTCGGCCTCGGCTATGGCACTGGGGCGAAGAAGCTACGCCACACATTGGCAACGACGCCCCCGGGCGCTTACTTGCCAGAGGAAGAGTGCAAGCGGATCGTGGACCTGTACCGGTACACCAACGACAAGATCGTCGCTCTGTGGCGCGCTTGCGATCAGGCGATCCGAGACATGCTGGCTGGGGGGTTCAAGCCATATTATCTGGACGCACACAAGCTGATCCTGATTGAGCCGCAAGGGATCAGGTTGCCGAATGGGTTGTACATCCGTTACCCGAACCTCCGGACAACCGATGACAGTCGGACGATCTACGACTCCCGCAAGGGACCGGTGAATATCTGGGGTGGTGCGATGGTGGAGAACATCGTACAGGCACTGGCCCGGATCGTGGTGGGGCAGCAGATGCTGTGGATCGGTCGCCACTACCGTGTGGTGCTGACCGTGCATGACGCTGCAGTGGTTGTTGTTAAAGACAGTGAGTTGAGCGATGCGATGGAGTACGTCACACTCTGCATGTCCACGCCACCTGCGTGGGCACCGGGCCTCCCAGTCGCTTGTGAGGCGAAGTCAGGCTCTACGTACGGGGAGTGTGGATGATCAAGTGGTCCTTCAGTGGGTTGAAAGATTTCATTAATTGCCCGAGGCAATACCATGAAATCAAAGTTCTTCAACGCTTTGCCAAGAAGGCCACGCAGCAGATGCTGTATGGCACTGAGGTACACAAGGCGCTGGAGGATTACGCGCGGGATGGCAAGGAGCTACCGGCCTTCTACGCGAAGTATCAGCCCATGTTGGACTCACTCCTTGCGATCCCGGGTACGCGCTATCCGGAACACAAGATGGCGCTGACGGAGGACAAGGAACCGTGCGCGTTCGATGCAGAGAACTACTGGGTGAGGGGTATAGTCGATCTGCTTATTGTGGACGGGGATCATGCATTCATTGTCGATTACAAGACAGGCAGCAACAAATACCCCGACCCGAAGCAGCTAAAGCTGATGGCTCTCATGACCTTCGCACACTTCCCGCAGGTCACCCGGATCAAGGCGGGACTGCTGTTCGTTGCACACAACAGCTTCACGACTGAGGAATACACACGAGACCACATCAATTCGATGTGGAACATATTTGCCGCTGATCTGATGCGGCTGAAGGTGGCGATGGAGACTGGGGCTTGGTCCCCCAACCCGACGCCGTTATGTGGATGGTGCCCTGTGGCAACCTGTGAATTTCATAAGGGGTGACATATGCCATACGTCAATAAGCCCAGACCTTACAAGCACGAGTACAAGAAGCAGAAGGCTCGCGGTGAACACGAGAACCGCATGGAGCGGCAGCGCGCTCGCAGGAAGCTGGACAAGGACGGTATTGATCGGAAGGGCAAGGACGTTGCTCACGTCAAGGCGCTGTCCAAAGGTGGCAGCAACTCAGATGGTGTGCGGCTGGAGTCGCCGAGCAAGAACCGTTCGTTCCGCCGGAAGAAGGACGGCTCCATGGCGTGAAAGTAGTAGATCTTATTTAGTTTCATTTGGTTTTGTATAAAGGTGGAAAATGAAAGTTATAGAAGACACAGCAATCGAGTTGCGCCTTCCGCAACCAATAGCCGATGCAGTCCTGCGCAGGATTGAGAAGTCCGAGAAGCTGCGTCAGTACGGGACGAAGTCCGATGTCCTCGTTTACTGGGGACACAACGAGATCCAGACGCTGACTCGTCTGCTGGATGCGTACCAGCCAGATCCGTCCCTGCCCGATACGCCTTCGCCGATCTTTCGGGATTACAATTGGCCCGGTATCTATTCGCCAATGGGCCATCAAAAGGATACGGCATCTTTCCTGAGCGTGCGGCCCCGTGCGTTCTGTTTCAACGAGGCAGGTACAGGCAAGACTTCTGCTGCTATCTGGGCGGCGGACTACCTGATGACCAAGAAGATGATCAAGCGCGTGCTGATCATCTGTCCGCTGTCCATCATGTACTCGGCGTGGCAGGCGGATATCTTCAAGACAGCCATGCACCGGACGACGGGCGTTGCGCACGGGTCAGCAGACAGGCGGGCAAAGATCATCCAAGGAGATTACGAGTTCGTCATCATTAACTTCGATGGCGTAGCGGTTGTCCGGGACGAAATCGCAGCCGCCCAGTTTGACTTGATCATCGTGGACGAGGCTAACGCTTACAAGACAGCAACGACGAAACGATGGAAGACGCTGGCCAAGCTGATCACGCCGCAGACATGGCTGTGGATGATGACTGGCACGCCTGCATCGCAGTCGCCTGTGGATGCATTTGGTCTCGCCCGTCTGATCTCTCCCGAGCGCGTGCCGAAGTTTGTCACGGCGTGGCGCGACAAGGTCATGACGCAGGCATCCCGGTTCAAGTGGGTGCCGAAGTCCAACGCCAAGGAAGAAGTATTCAAGGTACTTCAGCCAGCCATACGCTTCAGTAAATCGGAATGCCTTGATCTGCCCGAGGTGACATATCAGACACGCGATGTGCCGCTCAGTCCGCAGGTGGCGCGGTACTACAAACTCCTGAAGTCGCAGCTACTGATCGAGGCAGCAGGCGAACAGATCTCAGCAGTCAATGCAGCAGCGTCGATGAGTAAGCTGTTGCAGATCTCAGGTGGTGCAGTCTACACAGACAAGAAAGATGTTGTGGAGTTCGATGTTGGTCCGCGTCTCGGTGCATTGAAAGAAGTGCTTGATGAGACGCTTCAGAAGGTTGTAGTATTCGTACCGTTTATTCATACTATTGAAGTCGTCCAACGGTTTCTCAATTCGGAGGGTATCAGTAGCGAAATCATCATGGGTTCAGTACATGCAAGGGAACGTGCGGAGATCATCAACAAGTTCCAGACTCAAGAAGATCCCCGCGTGTTGTTGGTTCAACCACAGTCAGCATCACATGGAGTTACGTTAACAGCAGCAGATACAGTTGTGTTTTGGTCGCCAGTGCTTTCAGTAGAGACGTACATGCAGTGTATAGCCCGAATAGATCGGGTCGGTCAGAAGAACAAGATGACAGTGGTTCATCTACAAGGTTCGGATGCAGAGCGCAAAGTGTACGCAATGCTGCAAGGCAAAGTTGATAGTCATCTCAAGTTAGTCGATCTGTACAAACAGGAGTTGAACGATGAGTAACATAGATGTAGAGGGTTTGGTGAGTGCGTATCTGGCCATCCGCTCGGCTCGTGAAAAGCTGTTGCGGGAGTACGAATCAGAAGACGCAGTTCTCAAGCGGGAGTTGAGCGCGCTGGAATCCGTCATGCTCAACGTGTGCAACGATGTTAACGCTGACAGCATCAAGACCCAGTACGGGACTGTCATGCGCAAACTCAACGAGCGGTTCTACTGCAACGATTGGGACAACTTCCGTAGCTTTATTCTGGAGCACGGCGCTGTCGAGTTGCTGGAGCGGCGGATTCATCAGGGGAATTTCAAAGAGTTCATGTCATCTCATGACGGCGAGGGCCTACCTCCCGGTGTGAACGTCATGCGCGAGTTCGGTATCACTGTCCGTAAGTCTTCCAAGTAAGGAGCATTGCTATGAGCCAAGATATCATCACTCAGATCCAGAACAGTCTCGCACAGGTCCAACAGGGGCTGGACGAAGACACGCTTGCCGTCGCGGGTAACACTGGCAGCGTCAAGCGCATCTCCATCAAGGGCGGCGTCTTCCGCAAGATGGCGGGTGGCAAGGAGGTCGGCAAGGTGGAGGACCGCCACCTGAACGTCATCTTCGTCAAGATGGCGCACGACCCCAGCCGCACGTACTACTCGCAGTCCTACCGCGAGGGCGAGAAGATCTCCCCTGCCTGCTGGTCGAGCAACAGCAAGACCCCGGACCCGGAGGTGAAGTCGCCGCAGGCGGCGTCTTGCGACAAGTGCCCGCACTCGGTGAAGGGTAGCGGACAGGGCGGCACGGGCTCTGCCTGCCGTCTGTCTTGGCGTACGGCTGTTGTCCTGCCCAACGATGTGGGCGGCGATGTCATGCAGCTTGTTCTGCCTGCCACGTCCTGCTTTGGGAAGGAAGACACCGGTCGCTGGCCGTTCCGTCCCTACATCCAGATGCTGGCTAGCAACAACATCTCGGCAGGGCGCGTTGTGACCCGCATGCAGTTCGATACGAACTCGCCTGTACCGAAGTTGATCTTCTCCCCCGCCGCTGCTGTCAGCCCGGACGATATCGCTGATATCCAACGGCAGGCCAAGAGCCCGCAGGCGGAGAACTGCGTCAAGATGAATGTCTATCAGGCAGACGAAGCAGGCGCACCGCGCAAAGCGGCGGCAGTTGAGGAGCCCGAGGCACCGCCCGCCCACGTTGATAGCGACGTAGAGGAAGTGGTCGAGGAGCCGACACTTCGCAAGGCGGAGCGTAACGCGGCACCACAAGATGCGTCGGCGGATGTCCCCGACATCATCAAGAAGTGGTCGAAGAAGTAAGGGGTAGCCGCCATGCCACGTCCGTATGGGGACAAACTACTGCGTAGCCTCCAGACAGCCGAGGAAGAAACCCTTGGTATCGAACTTGGTCGGGTGTGCGTGGCGGCGAATATACCTGCTGCCTACGTAGCGATTGCGCTGGAAGCCTCGCGAATGACGGTCTACTCTTGGTTCCGTGGACAAGACATCCGCCGGAATCGACGCAAGATCGTCAGGACTCTTGTGGAACTCATGAAGCAAGACTTGGAGACCGGCATACTGCCCGCCAAGGATTACAACGCGGCGCGGCAATATATCGAGAGCCTAGCGGGAGTCAAAATCTAGCGAATCAACCCGATCAATCGGCGGGGCCACGCCCCGCCTTTTTTATCTCTGCGGTCCATGAGAAAAGAATTTTATCAGAAAGTATTGCCAGCGCAGGGCGTCTATTGCGCCACCGGCATAGCAAACGGACGAGTCGCAAACCGTTTTGCCGATACGCTAGAAGACCTCTTAGAGATAGTAGAGAGATTAGAACAGGATCAACTCAATGTATTCGTAGCCTTCAGTACGTTCCGAGACTCCAACAGAAAGGCTGACAACGCGGTCTTCACCCGATGCTTTGTCATAGACCTTGATGTGGGAACGGGGCCGAAGAAGTACGCGAGTAAGAACGAGGCGATTCTGGATCTCTTCCAATTCGTAGAGGGGCAGGGGCTGCCGCCTCCCGTGCTGATTGATTCAGGCACAGGGGTCCATGCCTATTGGCCCTTTGCGGAGGACGTGCCATCCGAGCGGTGGGTGCGCTGCGCTGAGCAGTTCAAGGCGTTCTGCCAACGGCATATCCGTATCGATCCTGCAGTGACGGCAGACCGGGCACGCATCATGCGCGTACCGGGATCGTTGAACTACAAGACCGATCCACCCTCACCATCGAAGTTTCTGACAGACGAGTTCTGGCAGTATGACTTTGAACTGTTCCAACAGTTTTTGGATGAGGTAGAGCCCAGTCAGGCATCCCACGTACTGGCAGGGGTGGTGCGTGGGTTGGACGAAGACACTGAAAGCGTTGCCAAGGTAGATCCGAATTTCGAGACGGTGTTTGCCATCATCGCCCAGAAGAGTCTGGACGACGAAGGTGGATGTGCGCAGATCAAATATATCTTGGAGAACGCAGCGACTTTACCCGAGCCGTTGTGGCGCTCCGGTCTTTCCCTTGCCCGGGCATGTGTGGACTGGGAAGAAGCGATCCACGTCATGTCTGCCCCGTATCCAAACTACAGCCCAGAGGACACCCTCCGGAAGGCCAATGGAACAGTCAACAAAGACGGCAAATGCATGCCGCACAGTTGCGTTGTCCTCGACAACGAGAACCCCGGAATCTGTCACACCTGCCCCTACTGGGGAAAGATCACCAACCCCCTCGTCCTTGGGCGACAACTCAAAGCGCCAGAGAGGTCCACGGAGGTCGCAGTTCGGGAGAACGAGGGTTCCGAAAAGGTTCCGGTCTACACCACCTACCCAACAGAACTAGAGCCATTTCGCCGGGGGGCGAACGGTGGGGTGTGGTATACGCCGCCGCCCAAGCGAGACAAAGACGGCGTCCTTGTTCCCCAGAAACCTATGCAGTTGTGGAAGCACGACATCTATCCCATCAAGCGGATGTATGGGGTACACGATGGGGAATGCCTGATGATGCGGCACATCATGCCGCATGATGACATCCGCGACTTCTTGTTGCCGATGGCGTCTGTCTATTCAGCAGACAAGTTCAAAGAGATCTTCACCCGGTATGGGGTGTTCTTTGATCCTGAATCCACACAGCTTATGGCGAAGTACGTCATCAAGTGGGGAGAGTACATGGTGAATCAGCAGGGGGCAGAACAGACCCGCACACAGATGGGCTGGACTGCGGATGGACACGGGTTCGTCATAGGGAATACGGAGATCCAGCGTACCGGGAAGACCGCACGCACTGCCGCATCACCACTTGTCCAAAGTATAGCCAAGCTGCTCCGCCCAGTAGGGGATTACGAGAAGTGGAAGGCAGCGGCAAGCCGTCTGAACGAGCCGTATTTCGAGATGCATGCCTTTGCGCTGTTGTGTGGGTTCGGCTCTCCCCTCATGCCCTTCACATCTACCAAGGGCGTCAGCGTCTGCTACACGGGGGGATCAGGTAATGCCAAGACGGGTGCGCTGTATGCCGCGCTCAGTCTGTTTGGCGACCCTGTAGATCTCAGTCTGGCAGGGGGCAAGGAGAGTGCCACCGACAACGCCCTTGTGCAGTGGTACATGGGCCTGAAGAACATCATGATGGGGCTGGACGAGGCGTCGAATCGCAAGCCAGAGGAAGTATCGAACCTTATCTACAAGGTCTCGCAGGGCAAGGCCAAGCTCCGTATGCAGGCGTCAGTCAACGCCGTGCGGGAGATTGACCTCACCGCTGCCCTCATTACGTTCCTCACATCGAACCAACCTCTGATCGACAAGCTCACGCTGTTCAAAGGCAGCCCGGACGGGGAGCTAGCACGTCTGGTCGAGTTCATGATTGAACGGCCAAAGCCTTTGGTGGACAACGCTTCGCTTGGTAAAGAGATCTTTGACACCTTCCGGTTGAACTACGGGCATGCTGGTCCTGAGTACATCAAGCATCTGTTCGCTGTGGGTGACGACTACATAAGCGACTTGATTAAGAAATGGGCTAACAGATTTAACAACTCGTTTGGCCTTGACACGACGTACCGATTCTACGAAAGCCTTGTGTCTGTTGCCTTTGCTGGCGGCGAGCTTGCAGCAGAGGCAGGGATCATCGACTTCGATCTCAACCGGATCTACGCCCATGTGATAGCTGGGATGATTGCAATCCGGGATGGTTCAGTCCGGATCAACAAGGCGGACTATGAGACCGTGCTGGGTGAGTTCCAGAACCTGCATCAGAACAACACGCTGATCATTGACGATGGCCGTGTGCTACGTGAACCACGCGGGCCACTTGTAGCTAGGATGGAGATAGATACACGCATGTATTACGCATCCAAGCGTGAGATGCGAGCGTTCCTGTCAGAGGCACAGTACAGCGAGGCGGAGTTTACAAAGTACATGGAAGCACGCGGCGTCCTGACTTTTACCGGGAAGCAACGTCTTACTAAAGGCTGGTCCGGTATGAGCACCAACGCCCCGATAGCTGTCTATGGGTTCAAGAACGCTATACCGGAAGATTTCTTCAATGGAAGTTGAAGTCGTTGATAACGAGCCCGTATGGGGATTCCCGTTTGAGTGGATGAGCATAGGGGACAGCTTCTTCATCCCGACGCTGAAGCCGGAAGAGATGCTCTATGTCATAGATACCCGGGCCAAAGACGCCAAGGTCAAGATCAAGGCATTCATCACCCACAATGATGGGTGCCTTGGCGTCCGGGCATGGCGCGTGGCTTAGGGCTCGATACCCAACTCTTTCATGCTATCAACGGATGTCTTCATGATGGCATTGCGCTCTTGCCTGAGATAGCGCATGTCAGGCGCTTTCTCTTTGGGTGACAGACTCTTGTCTGCCTGAAGCGCACGCATCTCAGCCTGTATGTCTCGCAGATCACTGCCCGCAATCTGATCGAATATTTCTACGGCAAGTTCTGCATCCGGATTGCGCCGGGTGTACAGGTCATAAGCATCGAAGTTGTTTTGATTCTTAAAGGCATTCAAGATCGCACGGTGCTTGTCGATTTTCTTTTTGACATCGTAGTACTCACGCGGATCAACTTCGATCCGCTTGCCAATGAACATGTCCAGAGCAATCAGATCTTTCTTCGCATCGAAGTCTTTGCGTCCGGTCATGGTCAGGCCGAGCCCGTGGAGTTCATGCGCCATCTTGCCAATAGCATCGCCGTAGCTACTAACAAAGAAGTTTATGTTCTCAGGGCTCATTTTGTTGGGATCAACGGGCACGCCGATTTCGTTCCCAAACTCCACTACCGCCTGCGCTATCTCATGGTAAAGCTCAGGCGTGAAGTCGCCGCCGGTATACGCCGCGCCGTACTTGTTCTCTTTGCTGATGTTGATCTCTCTGCCAAGCGCGTCCAGTCCCATCATGAATTCCAGAACCGGGCGACCGACAGAAGGCATGGCAGTGGATAGGACAAATTCTCCGGGGTGTTCCAACGGGGAATAGCGCGGAACGGGAAGAGGCAGGAACGAATCAAGCCCGATAGGTATCGCGTTCTTTATCACATCAAGCAAAGAGTTTTGCCCTGTCAGAAGCGCCCCAAGTTGCGCACCGAGCGCGCCGAAAGCACCGATACCGAATCCCCACGGGATCTGAAGGAAGTCGTTCCGCTCCCCTGCAAACTTGACCGGCAGACGAAGGTTACGCACCCACATCGCCATGTCATCGTTCTTGACTATATTGCGTCCTTCTTCGTCCTGCCCTGCCATCGACAGAGCTATTAAATACGACGCCACACCCACGCCGGTCAGAAAACCCATCATGATCTTGGCGTTCTTCGCACGCCGTGCATGGTCAGCGAGGAAGGCTTGGCGTCCAGCTTCAGCTTGAGGGCTATCACCCTGCAGGGAAGGAGGCAGGAGTGGCAACAGATTCTCTGGCCGTTGGAATGCCGGAAGCAGTGCGTCAACTGCGCGAACGGCAGATGTCACTGAAGGACGCAGGAAGATGAAGACTGAGCCAAGCTGCCGACCGAACCGCCCCACCTGCTCGTAGTTGAATAGGTTCTTGGTGTAGGCCACCGCTTCTTGCTTGAGCGCGCTGCGTACTGCGGGGTCATTCAGGTTCTGCCCGTCATCCCGCGCTCGCGCCATCAGTTCATCGCGCACAACAGCGTACGCTGCAGCACGGCTGGTGAACTCAAACATGTCAGCCCATGTGCTGAAGACCTCATCTATCTTCATCTTTGCGCGGCCCAGTTTGCCCGCGCCAATCTGCTCCATCTGCGTCTCGATCTGCCCAGCAATGCTCAAGCTGTTGCTATAGGCACTGCGTCCACCCATCGAGATAAATTCGTAGATATCATTAACAAACGGGTTCTTAGCCGCCATGCTTTTGATCTTGGCGGTGTCTCCCTTGTGATAGTAATAAGCTACCTTGCCAGCACGAGCGAGACCCAGCGTGGCGACCTTGGCACTGATATTGGCGATAAACCTTGCAGCGGTCTTGGGGCCTAGCTCTGCCCCCATGTTCCATGCGTTCGTCAGGAAGTCTCGGACGAAGTTACCCGGGTGGAATCCAAGGTTATAGAACGTATGCTGCCGCCCGATGAATTGGGTAATGCTGTTCATCGCACGGAATCCCCAGTGCAAATCACTGGACAGACCGCGAATGGACTCCACGATACCGGGGTTCTTGATCTCCAGTATTTGCACGCTGCCGTCTGGCAGGTATGTAACGAGCTTGTTCCGCTTATCAAGAAGCTCTTTCTCGATCTTCTCGCGATCCGCAAACGGAATCGGCTTGTGTGGTTTGCCTGTGAGGTGCCCTTGTTTTATCTGGTTCTTAATTGCGTCAGTGATACCAACACGCGATGCGCGCCCCGCTGCCAGATGGGCATCGAGCATCAACTGATAGATCGGGTTTTCCGTCGAGGTTCTGCGACCAAGCGCCTTCATAGGCAACTGGGTAAAGGCTGATCCGAGCGGCTCTACGTTGGACAACTCGTACTTGAGATCCTGCGAACCAACTTTGGTGCCGGATTTGATCATGCCTTTGTACGGTACATAGTTCTTGTACCCGTAGAACCACCGAACGCCATCGACCGCAGGGTTCCAGTAGTTCGCTTTGCGGTCCAGTTCAATAACAACTTCGTTTAGTTCTTCAATAGCTTTGAAGTATGCGTTGAGTTCTGCTTGATGCGGACTGTTCTTGATCGAATCCAAAACGGTAGCAACTTCTCCCGCCTTAAACCCGCCCACCACGTCATAGGCCGGATGGTTCTGATCCAGATACTCAGGTCCGGACTTGGCTTTAACAGTAGGGCTGTCGCCACCTTCTTTGGCGTAGCGGGAGACAAGCGTCCGTAGCTGTTTCTGAAGACTCTCTGCCGTCGCTTTGTCTGGGCTGGAGTTCTTTGCCTGCATGATTGCTTCACGGTAGGTAGCAGGGGTCATCGTCTGCGTGCCTACACGGAGCTTGGTCTGATTATCCAGCGGGACATTCTCAAGGAACTTCTGATAGCGCCGCTCCTGTTCATGGCGCGCTACGCTCATCGTGCCAAGGAGATCAGTCGCTTCATCGACAGAAAGGTTGTCTGCTTTGGAGAAAGCGGCGACAGCATTACTGAGTTTGCGAACAGCCGGCTCGACTAGTTCTTTTACAAACTCATCTGCTTTGGTTGACGAGGTCGTCAACAAGTCATAGATGGCATTCGCATCAGGCCCACTGAGCTTTAGTTTCCCGGCGCGACGTAGATTCTCATCGTGCCTTAGCAGGGGGCGAGCGTAGTTTTGGAAATCGCGGACAGTCTCCTCCCAACCTGTGTTGGTAAAGATCCGCCTGATGTGTTCGACAAACGCCGTCTTCTCACGCATCTGTTTGTACGGACGCGCATTGTCTGCCGCGATTTCTTCTACCGAACGCATTCTGGCAGGGGGTGCCTGTATCCGACTGGGCTGTGCTTTCCGGCGTGCAGCAAGTGGATCAACGTCCATCCCGGCTTTGGGTACGGTCAGGATCTTGTCGGTAAGCTCAATCGTCTGCAGCAGGACATTGTCCAGACTACCTGCCGACATAACCCGTGTAGATAGCGGGCGTTGTGTTTGCGCGTACTTGTCCAGACCGAACATCCGCGCCACGGCCAACGTGAATGCCGACCATGCAGTGCGCGCTCTGGCAAAGAAGACCTCTGAGAGTGCAGGGATACGGACTTCAGCAAGACGCGCTTGGAACGCCGCGTCCGTCATCGCATAGGAAACAAACTCGTATATGTTCTCGTATACCTTCGGGTAGTCTTTGCCGATCTGATTCTTTGTTGCATCAAAGATCTTGTACAGAACCCCTGCTGCTTCACCTTGTTCTTGAGTGACTTGCCGTCCTGCCGCGTAATCGCGCAGTACCCGTACTGTAGCAGCGTGAACCATCTCATGCAGGATGGTTGTATCGGTCAAACCTTCTTCGGTGAAATAGAACGTGTTGGATCGCGGGTTGTACTCCGCTACCTTACCTTCCTTCTTGAGGCGCTCGATAACCGCCTGATGCGGCCCCTTGGCGGTTCCTTCAACGTGGATGCCTGCACCACCGAACGCTCTTTTACCCCACGTTACTGGAACCTGCTCTCCTTTCTTACCAGCCGAAAGGGGCTGGCCGAGCGATATCATCCGGCCACGAGTGCGCTCTATCGTGCTGCCTTTTGGCAGCGGCACCATCCGCTCATACTTGGGCTTGAACTTCTTTAAGAGTTTGGTTGCGTCTTCGCCAAGTTCTGACTTCTTGAGATCGAAGTCCGCATTAATACGGTCCTCTACTTCCCGCATCAATCTGGCGTAGTCGCTATTACCTCTCCGAATTCCGAGTTCTCGGGCAGCGCGGGCCTGTTCTTTTTTAATTATTTTAGAGCGGTCATCACGGCGTTCCACGACATTAAACAGGCGATCCGCCAGCCAGCGCAGGGGGGACATCTGACCCTGTATGACGCCGGTCATGCCGGTGCGCGCACCGCGAGTTTCTCCTCCCGCCTCTGTGGTCAGGACATAGAGCGCCCTACCAAGGTCTCCTTTACGCAGGGCATCCACGGCTCCTTCAGAGCGCGCAGGGGGAGCAGGAGGTTCTTCGGTTATGTCGAGCGCACGCGGGCCTTCAGCAGGGCGCGGCTGCACGGTGCTTTCAATCATCATGGTGCCGCTTGGCGGCTTGGCACCGGGGATTTCTTCCTGTGGAACAGGCGCTGCCTGCGCTCTTGGGCGGAGGTCGCCTTGGCCTTCAAACTGATACGGTACGTTTTCTTTGACTATCGGGGCTTCAGCTACGGGGGCCTCAACTGCAGGGACTTCAGCTAGTGCAACGTCTTTGACTACCGGGGCTTCAGCTACGGGGGCCTCAACCGCAGGGACTTCAGCTAGTGCAACGTCGCCTCTTCCTTCTGCAGGCACACCACCAGCAACGCCTTCGCCAATTCCTCCCATTCCGGTATCGATAGCTCCCGCAGTTCCGGCTCCAGCTTCTGCGCCGGGTTCGACAGGAACAGCCACGCCTTTTCTACGAGTTCCCTTTCCACGTTTCTTCTCCGTAACGGGTACTTGTTCTGGAAGCTCGATGGGCGCGAGTTGGTAACCCTGTCCGGGTTTTACAGGCTTGATGATGTCGCCACGCTCAACAAGCTGGCGATGAATATCTCTTGCTTCTGTCAGTGTCCCGCCAAGGATATTTTTTATCCCCACAGGGTTAGGCGCTATGGTGCCTTCGCGGAGTTTTGCAAGCGCTTGATCAAGAAGGTTTACTTGGGGCGGTCCCTCAACCGCCTCAGCTACTTCTGCTACCTCAGCTACCTCAGCTACTTCAGGCGCAGCTTTTTCTTCTGCCTGTTCAACCGGTACATCTTCAGTAATCTCACCAAGGAGATCACCAAACGCAGGGCGAGCGGCTTCGGGTTGCGCTTCAGCGGCAGGGGCTTCGGCGGCGGGGGCCTCTTCTGTCGCCGGGGCAGCAGGTTCTGCGGCTGGGGTTTCTGCGGCTGCGACTTCTGTGGTTGTGGGCTGGGTGAGTTCAAATTTACGTCCCCTCTTCGCAATATCTCCACGCTCAACTAGCATCCCGTGGATGTTCTTCGCTTCATCCAGCGAAAGATTCAGATCCTTGAGAGCCTTCTGGATACCGATGGGCGTCGGAGATTTGTTCTCTGTACGTAAGGCATTGAGGGCGTTATCCAGCAGGGCAGTGCGTTCATCCAGCGTCCTGCGCGCACCTTGACGGTCTGAGATACCACCTACAACACCAACAGGAGACATCAACGCAGCCGCATATGCGGCATGGACATATTCGCCTAGTGCTTCATCACTGAACAATTCTTGGCCGGCTTGCGCCCGGGTAAGTAACTGCTGAGTAACTTCTGTCGGTACTTCAATAGCTGCAGTTAACGCCGTGCCCTTGCCTGCAGCCGCCAAAAGGCGTTGGCGAGCGAGCTTCTCCAACGCAGCGCGCTCTGCTTTACTCCCGGTCTCCAGTACCTGACCGAACTGTTTGCCAAGCAGCTTTCCAACCAGAACCTTACCGAAAGGAACGGCTGCAGCAGCAACATCCAACCCGGACTGTGCCGTAGCGGCGGCAAGTGCACGACCTTCTTGAATATCAACCGGCTTGCCTTCCGCCTGCTGTACCGCTGCCTGCTGCTCGATGTTGCTGCCGTACTGGCTTGGGAGGATGGACAGCACACTGCCCGCTACTGCGCCGATTGGTACAGACAAACCACCTGTGAACGGAGCAAGGGCACCGCCCAGTTTTGCTCCCCCGGCAGCGCCCAATGCCATGGTGCCGAGAGCAGCGCCCGTCTCCGCAATAGCGGTTGGGATCTGAGAAACGACTTCTTTGCCTGCACCGAGCAGACCGGATTCTTCGTAGGCGCGGCGTACCGCCTCAAGATCCGTACCCGGAGCATACTGTTCTTGGATGGCTTTCTGCCGCTCCAGTCCTTCTGCCGCTGCCTCTTCTGAAGAACCGAGTAAAGACTTCGCCGCTGTCAGCGAACTTGATGCCAGTGACTTAGCGCCACTGACGGCGGAGGACAGGATGCCGGATTCTTGGAAGTCTTCAGGCTTGGCTATGCCCGATTTAATCGCCTTATCGCGAACAGCCTCTTTACTGGTTCCTTCGGGAACCCCAGTAATCAACCTGCCATTCGGAAGAAGTACATCCATTACATGCTATCCCATCTTACTGGTGCCGAATCAGTAGATGATGTTGGCTGTGCTCCCACCTGCCCCATAAGCAGTTCATACGGCACGCCAAAAACCTTGGCAACGCGTTGTATTTCTTGTTGTGCTTCAGGAACGCCCTCCGCAGCTTTCTTTAAAGTTATCCGCGTGCGAGGGTCCAACAGATAGTCAGCAATTGCTTTTGCTGTACGTTGATCAATATTCGCCATACCGGTCTGGTAACCAGCTTGACTCTCACGAACATATTGAGCGGCTTCTTTGATACTAGCGAGTTTCGCTTCCGCCGCTGCGCGTTCTTTAGTTCCCGGTCTAGTATTATTAACTTCTTCAAGCGCATCCGTATGTGCGCGATTAAGCCTTTCTAATTCAGTCGTAGGTGGGCGCATCCCAGTAGCACGCTGTCCAGCTATGGCCATACGGGATTGGATTTCTTTTTCTTTCATAGCGAGATCCGCCCCCGCACCCATTAGGGCGTCGAGTCCTTTTTCGCTATCTCTGATACGTGCCATGTCATCTGCATAAGCAGCCAGACCTTCCGCATCGCCACGCGCTTTGGCTTCTTCCATCGCCTGCGCCAAAGCAAACTTCCGTTCTTCCATCGCTTCGCGTGCAGCCAATGCGCGATCTTCAAGGTCACCTTTGGTCTGCGCATAGCCCGCCAGACCTTCGGCAAGGGAACCAAGGAACGTAGCACCGGGCTGTGAAGCCGCCTGTGCCATCTTGAATCCCGCCGCCGCTTTGCCAAGTTTTGTTTTCTTGGCAAGCTCTTCTTCTAGCTTCGACCCACGTCCTTCAATGGCGGCAGCGCGGTCTTTCAACGCCTGCCCATAACCGCTCTTTTCGCGTCTGGCTTGAGCTTCGGCCATGTATTCTTCGCGAGTCTTTTTCTTACCTTCCAGTTCTTTTTCAAGGTCCGCCCTACGCCGAGCAAGAAACGCTGAAAAATCCGGATTAGATAGATCTACTTCACTTGAAAAACCTTCTGCGCCAGCCCCGCCAAGTATGTCCGCCAAAGACATTTCAGGAGCAGGCTCTTCTTCGCCCGGAACACGTACACCATAGGCATCGTAATCAGGCTCTACTTCCTGCATGTACGGGTTATTCAGGCCACCCTCTTGGAACGCCACGATGCCACCTGCAGCCATACCGGGTGCGCCGGGAGGCGGACCTTCCAGTGCAGGGGCGGGGAGCGTAGCCAGTCCTGCATTCATCATTGCAGGCGGCGGGGGTGGCGGCATCGCACCGGGCGGAGGAGCGCCGGGAGGCATAGCACCGGGTGGAGGCATACCGGGAGGCATAGCACCTTGCGGCGGCATCTGCTGGGGCATGGGTTGGCCAGTGATGGCGGAGCGGATCTTCGTCTGAAGATCATTCATCACATTGCCCGGAGGCGGGCCTTGCATAAAACCGGACTTCGTTATCCGGTCAGCCATTTGTTTGATAGCCAGTGCATCGCCAAACGGCATCAGTCCTGACTGAGCGGCGCGTGTAGCCGCCATAGCTACCTGATCAGGTGGCATCCCCTTGACAGAGCCTAGCCACGCCCGGGACTTCTCGCCAAGAAGAGGGTTTGAATCAAACATAATGCCTCACCTTTAGCCCATCAGGCTGCCGATACCGTAGCCAAGCCCCGCCAGTTGACCCATCGTACTAGGACTGCCGCCATACGTTGAAGAGACCGACTGATACGTCGGTACACCGCGCAGAATGTCAGACATGAAGGCAAGCTGCTGGTACGGGTACTGCTGCGCCTGCATAAAGTTCTTGTACTGGGCGTCGTAAGCTCTCTGCTCCGGAGTCTGGAACTGCTGACCAGCTTGGAGCAGTGCTCGGTTGAGCTCCATCTGCTGCTGGAACTGCTGACTGCCCAGTTGACCAAGCTGTTGCGCGGCCTGAAGCTGCGCTTGCAGACCCTGAAGCCCGAGGTTGGCACCAAACTGGCGGCTCTGTTCCCCAAGCTGACGGGCTTGCATCCGCATCTCGCCTGTACGCATCTGGGCTTGTTGGTTCGCCAGATCCGCCTGCAACCGCGCTTGGCGTTGCGCCTCAAACATTTGCTGCGCATTCTGGAACCCGCCCTGATACCCACGGGCACGGATATCTGCAAGCTGGTCACGCAGCGCACGGTTCTTCTCTGCCTGAAGCAACGCTTGGCGTGAACCGCCCAGACCGCCGACCTGCGTCGTAACGGACGCTAGCTGAGGAAGACTGTTGGCATAATCTTCAATGGCACCGAGCCGTTCACGCTTCATCACCTCTTCAAGATAGGGTGACATATACCGTTCAACCCGCTCTTGGTTGTAGCTGAGCGGAGAAACTTCATCAGGGGCCGCGAACTGATACCGCGCCGCTTCGTAATCATCTATGTTCCGCGCACCCAGTGCAGCAAGACCTGTCATCCCCGTCGCTTGTGTAAGCGCAGCGGGGGTCTGCATCTGATAGAGATTTTGGTACGCCTGTTCCTGAAGCGGGTTATAACCCGCGACTTGTTGCCCGGTGTAGGCTTGGTAGGGGTTGTACTGAGAAAGAGCCTGTGCCTGTCCCATCAACCGGGAGGCATAGGGCATCAATGCTTCTGGGATACTGTTCTGGTTAACGGTTGTCGTTGTAGGCCCGCTTTTTCCGCCGCCGCCGCTCATGTAGACACCTCGTCAAGGTATTTCTCGTAAATCACCGTCTGGATATTGCAGCCGTGTTTTTCTGCGTGGCGTTTCCAGCCGGGGCGTCCAAAGAACTCAATTCCAGAACAGCCCGTGTCCCTTGCAAACCGTTCAAAGACTTTAAAGACCTCATCTCCCGCTTTCTCCAGTACGCTGAAATCGCCTGCGCAGTACTGAAGAACAAGCATCTTGCAACGCGGATACTCTTTTACTTCTGTGATGACATACCCGTCAGGGTTGTTCGCGTCTTCCCACACCATCCACAGATTCATCTGCCCGGAGTACAAGAACGCAATGATGTCATCTACATTTGCCCTCCCTCGCGTCCACATCTCGGAGACTTCAAGATGCCGAGCGAGAGAGGGGAGAACTCTGTAATAGTAACCGTACGGAACTAATGAAACTGTTTTTGCCATTTATATACCGTAACGACGGGGAAGGGGGAGCGATGCAATCCCCGCTGCTTGCGGAGCACTCGCAGGATACCCTACCGGACCACCGTTCATATAGCCAACCGTCCCGCCGCCAGCAAGGGAAGAGCCATTAACAAACCCGTAGGGGTTTTGCCCCATGTAGGTCGGCATGGGAGCGTACGGGTCCATCTGGTTCATACCCATGTTGTACGGGCTTTGACCGAACCCACCTTCCGGAATGTAGCCGCCCGCTGCCATACCAACAGGGCTTTGCGGCGTACCGGGGGGAGCCGGTGGGATAAAACGCGGAGGCATTTGCGCACCGCCAAACATACCACCGCCCCCACGCATCATAGGGGGAATCACCTGCTCACGCCGGCTTGATACGGGGCGGTTCCCAGCTACAGCACCTCTGCTCATCACTTAGCTCCTATGCGAGATATTTGTTGGGGTTGATTTGAGGGGCCTGACTCTGCCTCCCCGTCCGAGCTTGGCGAACTTTATCCATCATTGAATAAAGCCGTTGGGCACCTGCATTCGTTGAGCCGTTACCAAGGTGGGAGACCACATCAGCAGGGACAACGAATTCACCGTCTGCCAGCGCAGCGCGTTGCATCTGCGGGCCTTGGATAACCGCTGGGATAGAGTCTGACATCCCGTCGCCGGGGCCATTCAGCAGTTTGCCGCCAGCAGCATACGTACGTAGGGAACCGATACCGCCTCCCTGAGCATAGGAACGGATCGAGCCGCCTGCGTAATTACTTTTTGAAGTGTTTTGCCACGCCTTATAAAGCGCTGCTTGTTCTGGCGTTAGTTTAAGATCTTTTTCTGTTCGCTTATCAGCCTTCCAAGCAATTCTTTGTTTTGATGTAGGCCCACCAAGACTATCCCAAAATGCTTTCCAAGCCGTTTCTCTGGCGGAGGGTTGCGCACCGCCGCCACCGCCGCCACCGCCTCCTCCGCCGGAACCACCACCGCCTCCTCCGCCGGAACCACCACCGCCTCCTCCGCCGGAACCGCCTCCGCCACCGCCCCCGCCGGAACCGCCTCCGCCACCGCCCCCGCCGGAACCGCCTCCGCCACCGCCCCCGCCGGAACCGCCACCGCCCCCGCCGGAACCACCGGCTCCCGTGTCTGCCCCGATATTTATACCGGGAAACATCGCTCTAAGCATCGCGACGAATTCAGGGCCATATCCACCGTAAGCCCCTTCCGGTAGATCGACAAATTTCCCGCCCTTCGGCATCCATGCCATGTTGCCAGTCAGAGGATTGAAGTAGTAACTCCCTCCCTCATCCAAATCTTTGTATGCGTCTTTGGTAACACGAGTTATACGCTCTCTCGCGCTTTCTTCCCGTGGGGGCTCGAATGGTGTGGCCAGCCTACGATTAACATCCGCCATGTAATTCATGAGCGGTGCAGCGGTACGCGGCGCAGGTGCGCTTACAGCCGGGTTAAGCATCTGCTGATAATATTGACGCAGTGTGCGAGGCGCAGTTGAAGCCTCGCCTTGGTATACGTCCCGCGCAGCTTCAAACCGCTGCGGATCAAGCGCCGGATAATTAGCAAGAAGCCAACGGTTCTTGTCGCCTATACTAAATTCATCCCAACCAGTCGGAAGTCTCAGCCCTTCTGTGTTAGCTCGTAGCCAACGGAACGCTTCGTTAGGACCGGCAGCTTCAATTTGAGTGTAAAAGTTAGAAGGGGGTGTTGCGACAATACCCGAAAAGTCTTGCTCTGCACGCCCTCCACCACTGCCACTGCCCGAACTAGACCCTGTTCCACTACGGTATACGTCCCGCGCAGCTTCAAACCGCTGCGGATCAAGCGCCGGATAATTAGCAAGAAGCCAACGGTTCTTGTCGCCTATACTAAATTCATCCCAACCAGTCGGAAGTCTCAGCCCTTCTGTGTTAGAGCGGAGCCACCGCCATGCTTCGGAAGGACCGGCGGTTTCAATCTGACTATAGAAGTTAGTGGGAAGCGCCGCTGGCTGTACAGCCGTATTAGCCGTATTAGCCGTATTAGCCGTATTAGCCGTATTAGCCGTATTAGCCGTATTAGCCGTATTAGCCGTATTAGCCGTATTAGCCGTATTAGCCGTAAGGGGGTTATACCCAGTCAGGGTCGAAAGTCCAAAATTAGGAACATCCCCAATCGCTGCTTGGATTTGCGCTAACTGTTCGGGGGTATAATTAAAAGGCGCAGTGGAAGTAGAGGTAGAACCGCCATCAGCGAAACGACGCACATGACCACCAGAAGCAGCATACTGCGTCTCATCTTCCATGCCGGGATAGGGGGATACATATTCTCCCTCGTTCCACCCCTGCCCTTCAAAGACGCCGCTTTCCGGATTGTATGTGCCGGGACGCCACAGAGGCTGACCGCCTTTACCGACGTAGAACTTCGATCCACCCGACGTTCCTTTGGGCACGTCATACTCAGGAGGCTGCATCATGTCTGCAATGGTCGGAGCCGCCGCTGCAGCCAGACCAAGTTTCCCAAGCGGCATGGCTTGGGTAAATGCTTTGAGGCCACCCTCTTTAACAAGGTTAGCAGCGCCTTGCTTCATGGCTTCGCCAGTTATGGCGGGTTTAGCCCCTGCTTCCGTAGCAGCAGATAGAAACGCTTCTCCACCTACACCCGGCGAAAGACTTGTGAGCGCCGACGCAATACCCGATCCACCAAACCCACCCAACGCGCCAAGGCCCGCCCGCATCAGAAGAGACTGATCCTTATCACCCGTCAGCGCACCGGTAGCCGCCCCTGCCACAGTCGGGAGGAGCCAAGGGAGCGACATGCCCGCAGTAAATGGAGCAAGGGCAAGGCCAACAACCGTAGGCAGAAGGCTTTTCAAAAACCCTGCTTCTGCAAGGCCGGTCTCCGGGTTGATCGTCAGGGAGCCACCGTGCGCCATGGCAAGAGCTTGCAGCCCCTGAACTTCGCCGGGAGTCATGTGGACCAGAACAGAGTCTTCGCCCCGACCGAGAGAGGCTAGACCTTGGGCGGTTTGGCGAGCGTCTTTCATGTGACCCCTCTCAAATTGCTACGCCAGATATTAACACGGCACAGTCTGGCTACACAGTCAAGTTATAGAACGTCAATGCACCAATGCAGGTATTGCTCGCCCCTGACAGAGTCCTTGCCGCAAGAGTGTAGGTATCGCTCACCCCCGCCAGAGACACGCCCAGTTGGAGATCAAGGTTGTAACCCGTAGGTGCTGACAGAGTACTTTGGGCTTGGTTGCTAGCCGTAGCATAGGCACTCTGTACGATACTGTCTGCGGTCGGGGTGATGGAGTTAGCCGACGCCCCGGTGTCCACGTCCACCTGCCCGCTACAAAGGGTTGAGCCCCATGTCGCCCCAGTCAGGGTGGCGTTCCGGACCAAGACAATCTCGTAGTTTGCCGACCCGATAGGTAGGAACTGGAAGGTATACGGAACGACTACCGCACCCAAATAACTAGAATTCAAACGTATTGAGACGATAGGGTAAAAAGTGGCTGCCAAAGTTAACGTAACAGCCGACGTAGGCCGGGCAACAAAAGGCTGGGAGGACTGTTCATAGCCCCCTTCCGAGATCACCGTGGAGCAAATCTGCTGCAGGGTCGCCGCCGAGGCCGTGGTTCCCGTGGTAAAGATCTCGTTACGCAGAGGCAGGATCGCCGTCTGCATATAGACCACAGTGCCGACGTTGGCGTTATAGAACTCATGCGCGGTATAGAAGGTTCCATTTATAACGAAACCACATTTGACTACCCCGACGCCCAGCCATTCGATGTTAAAGAACAGGATCTGCGTCTTGGTCAGGTCAAGCGTGATCCCGCTGGGGCCTGTTCCGTTGAATTGATCGACGTTCCATTGGGCCTGCGTGGCAAACCGGGCATTGCTCACCGTGCCGCCCGTGTACGTACGAATGACAAACGAAATCGTCGTCCCGGACTGCTCCAGATAGATCCCGTTATTGTCATTGAACAAGCCAACGCGCTGCGTCAGGTTGGTCTGCGGCGCTGCCATGGAGAACGTCTGCAGCGTCAGGAATGATTTTCCCGGCTGATACATGAAGGACCGATAGCTCTGCGTCCTTGCCGTCGATCCCGAGCTTGTAGTGACTGCTAGCGCCAAGGCGCTCTGGTTAGTAACGAAAGTAACCGTGCCACCCGTTGCCGTAGACGTATCATAGGCAGAGTCTTTGGCGAACCGGTTCTGGCTGTCAAAGAGCGTGTAGGGCTGCGAGATCCGCAGACGCCCAAACGAGTCGAGCGTGTTACCGCCAAACGCCGTGTAGACAGGGCGGCTAGGAGACGCGCCAGCGGCGGGGTACTGGGTAATACTCATGTCGCTTCACCGCCCGAGATCGTCACCGTACAACCCGCTGCGGTTGCTTTTAACTGGATCGTGCCAGCTTCATCCAGAATTTGTGTACCGCACCACTGCACTGTGCTATAGCCGGGGACCGGCGTGTTGTACATGATGGCGTTTGTCGTACCGGGAGTCTCCCCTGCAATCACCAGAGAGACATAGACGTTGATCACGTTAGCCGTGGTGTTGCAGATATCAAACTCTTTGACATAGGCCCGAGTGTTCGCAGGCACTGTGTAAAAGATCTTGTACCCGGTGGTGATCGCCCCCTGCCCAAGCAGGTCTCCGACGATGTTCTGATACGCCATCACATCTCTCCGGAGTTCAGCCAGACCATGACATTTAAATTATTAACTGCCTTGATCAACTCGCTGTTGGTGTTGTCCAACTGAACGAAGTACAGACGAAGCTGGTTGGCAAACTTCTCCTGCTGCGCAACGTCGTACTGACGCGGCGCAAGGTTCAGGTTAGGTGCTTTAGGCGGCAGGATCGAAGGCATCAAGACCTCCTACCGTCAGGGCGGATATCAAACCGCATCGAGCCAAGCTGCCACGTTGTCCCCAGCGTATCGCTATCAATCCGGAACGACATTTGCCGCCCACGCACCCGGGTGTAGATCTGCGTGGTGTATTGCTCAATAGGGTACGTATTGGGCGGCACAGGTGGCTTCACGGTGTTGGTCACCGTGGGCTCATCAACAGGCGTGGTGTATGCGCTGCCGGGGCCGACACGCGGGTTCAGGGTCATCGTGATCTGCGGATACTCCGCAGTGGACTCACCAAACGTCACATCCGGCACCATCCGCCAGACAAACGCAAAGTTGTGACCGTCAGTGATATCGAAGTCCGATGTCTGTATGTAGGAGACGATGGGCACTGCATTTGAAGTTCCAAGCAAGAAGTCATCCACGCCATATTCATGAATAACGACTTGGTTAGGAATCGTATAGTTCACAGGCGAATACGCGACGTGTGTCGCTGCCGTTGTGCTCTGGACGCCCCGGGTGCACCCCGTCAAGTTGTAGCCATCGTTCCCGGTGTAACTGATCTTCTCCGAATCAATCTGCACCACACCGCTTGCCGGATAAGACAGGCCGTTGACCAGCGGGATAGTGGTCTGCACCGCTGTGATGTCACTTGGCAGGAACGAATTCTGAACGGCAAACACCGCCAGCGGGTACTGTTTGAGCGATGTGGAAAGCCACGAGGTCCGGTACATCGTCCCGTAGTACCAGATGTTCTCCAGATAGTTATAGATGATGTAGCTGTCGTTGATGAGGCTACCGCTTGACGGATAGAACCACCAGATCTCGTTGTATGCAGGGTTGCTCCCGCAGGAGACTTGGAATGCCTGTGCCTTGTTCAGGTTCTGGAAAACGTAGTTCCTGAGCGAGCAAGGGATGGTCTGCACCTGACCAGAGTACATATAAAATTTATCGACGCCCATCCAGTAGGTGACGTTGTTCACCGTGATGGCGGCGTTCGGCGACATGATGGACAGGTTGTCCATCAGCAACTGGAAGCTGAATACAAACGGCGCACCGATGTACTGCATGGAGTACAGCGCCGAGTCTGACCAGATCAGGATCTCCTGCCGGGTACTGCGTGCGCAGACAAGATACGACCCGTTAGCCAGAATTTGTTCGCCTGATTGGTTACTTGTCTCTGGAACCCACTCTGCCGGGTTGCTCTGATCCGACCAGCGGACAAGCATGGGGTTGAATGCCGTGGTGAAGTTCTGCGGGTTATAAGCGTTGGAGCCAATTGCAATGATGAACTGGTTGATGTCAGAAGACAGGATCTGATACGTCTGGTTAGGCACAAAGCGCCCGGAGTAGCTGAAGGTATACACCCCCGAAGAGCTACCGGTCGTTGGCGTAGAGATCGGCACGTTGACGCCGCCCCCATACGATGCCGTGACATATGTCCCCGCCGCGATACCCACACCCGTTACGATAGCGCCCCGGTTGATCCCCAGCGGATCACTAACAACAATCGTGCTGTCACCGGAGTTAAACGTCGCAGTCTTGGTCGTTTTTGTCAAAGACTCAGCATACGACTGCAACGTCACAGCACGGGCAAAGGTAGTGGTATCCTTGTCCCACCAATAGATATCCCCCGCACGCGGGGCGAACAGAAGATTCTCACCGAAGTTACACTGGCTCCAGAGCTTCAACTGCAAACCGGTCGTTGCAAGGCCAACTGACTCGCCCCACCCGCCGTTACTCCATGGACCAACACCCCAACCAGCACCTACGGTAGTAAACGTCGCCGCACCTGCGTTGACTTGGAATGCGATAGTTAGTGCCGTGGCGTTGGAGCCTGTTGCAGATGCAGTGGTAGCCGCCGAAATAGTGATGGTGTTACCGGTAGGAGTCTCAACGATCTCGTAAGTGCCAGAAATCGTCACCCCGTTGAACGAGAGTGACCCCGTAAACGTCACCCATGTACCGGGAGAGGCACCGTGTCCTGTGGCAGTGACCGTGACTTTCTTGCTGCCGTTTACCGTGGCGAACAGTGTGGCAGAGGTGGGGGCGTCGGTACGGAGCGGGGTGATGTCCCGATAGATCCCGTTGAACTCGACGTAATACTTCTCGGTGGTACCGACAGCAAGGAGGTTTTCGTCGTCGTTCGTCGCCCACGCAAAGAGCGAACGCGCCATGCCATAAAAGGTGTTGCCTGTGGAGTAGTTTCCCCAGCCGCCTAGCTGCTCCGGGTAGCCTGAACGGAACCGGACTTTGTCGCAGGCGATGTAGCCACCTTCGTTTGCGTAGTTGGTGTTCTCTTTATTGATACCCGGCTTGAACTCGATCTTCGTTAGCGGCATGGAATGCCCCGCTGATCCTAAACGCGCCGCTCAAAGTGCGGTACATCTTTAAATGATTTCCAAAACATGCCTGCGCTGTTTTTGGGATTCAGCGATTCCCAGAACTGTCCTACCGGAGTAAGGAGAGCGATGTCGTAGCAGAGCTTACCATCTTTGAAGAAGTTGAGGTCGATAGCGCACCGCTTGAGGTGGTTGCTGTTCATGGTCTTGGATCGACCTGTCTTCAGGTAGATCTCCTGCTGTTCCGTCGTACGGTACAGTTCGCCGCCCGTGACAACGAACCCAAGCTCAGTCGCTTTCTGGATCAGCTTGCACATATCCAACAGGAATTCAGCCTGCTCCGGGACGAGGCTCACTTGATTGCCTCCTTGAGTGCGTCGGTCTTCTCTTTGCTGCTGGAGCTTGAGCCGAAATAGTAAGACGCCACCTGCGTCGAGACGGCAGACAGTACGCCCAGCACGTAGATCAGGATGTCCTTCCGGGAAGGCTCAACCGGCGTGTTATCGAACATCACCATGCTGAACAGCCCCATCGTGATCCCGATGATTGCAAGGGCTAGGATTGGTGTGATGACCTTATTCAGCAGGGGTGCATTCTCTGCCGTCGCGATCTCAATTTCGCGCTTACGGGCATTGCCCGTGTCCTTCAGGCTGAGTTCATACTTCGCCAGATCGAGCTTGTTGTCTTCCAGTTTGATCCGGAGCAGTTCTTCCTCATGCTCCATCTGCGCCATCTGAAGCCGCGTGAGATCTTCTGATGTCATTTCCGGCGTCAGCTTTACGTCGAACTTCTTCTCGACGTAGTCCTTGCCCTTCGCCATCACGGCGTTGGCAATCAGCCCCAGACCATTAGTCAGAAGCTGCGAGACGATGGGAGCAAGTGGGAGCGCCATGGGTTAACCTATCAAAGCATCAAGCCGGTCTTGCGTAAGAACATTCGCTTGTACAAGGTACGCTGCGTTTGTCCGTGTAGCTTCATCATTAAAGTCTACGCCATTACGCGCCTTAGCAAGCTCGTACCACATTTCCAACAACGGATCAGTCTTCATCGTCGCGAGGAAGTTCAACGCTTCGTCACGAGTTAGGGCTTCGATGAAGGTAGCTACGGTATAGCTACTATACAAAGGCGCGGGAGGAGGTGGAGGAGGTGGTGGCTCACTAAATGTTGTGCCGTCATACAACCATCCAGCGGAAACTAAAGTTCCAGTTACATCTATAGTGTTTGGAATTTGATTAATTTCACTCGTAACAATAACGCGAGAAACAACACCATTTTCAACTATCGCTGCTCTATACATATTACTACTCCCACCATTGAATAATCGCAATTCCATCGGCACCGTTACCTCCGTTGAAATTGCGAGTCTGCCCAGCGCCAACCGATCCGCCAGTCATACCGCCACCGCATCCAGTGTTCGCCACTGCATTTCCACCGTTAGCCCCGACGTTAAATGCTCCTGAACCGTCAAGGCCAGAAGCACCTCCCCCAGTACCGAATCCTTTAAGTCCCATCCCCGGTAATAACCCGCCTCCGTGCACAGTTAATGCATTTATTCCTACAACTTGTGCTATCACATCGGCATTTGAGGGGGAAGTAGAAGCATAGAAAAAAGCGGATCCAGTAGAAGGAAACCCATTTCCGCTGCCATATCTAGCAGAAACGCTAACTCCCGTAATCCCCGGAGCGTTTGAAGGACTACCGCCATGACCGCCTGTAGCAGTCAGTGTAGCGCCACCAGTTAATGTAGTAGCTGAACCAGCGGAGCCGGGAACATTACCACTAGCAAATTGCCCCCCTGCCCCACCCCCACCAATCGTTACAGTGACATCCCCAGTAACAGGTATCCAACGCTCAATAACCTGTCCACCTCCTCCACCACATGAAGCGTAACCAACAGTA